TGGTGTTATTAGTATTCCTGACGCTGGCCAGATCATCAAGATGTTTCCTGTAGCTACTAGCCTTCTAGTCTTTGCTAGTAATGGTCTGTGGGCTATCTCAGGCTCTACAGGTATCGGCTTCTCTGCTACTGACTACTCTGTGTCTAAAGTGTCTTCTATTCCGTTTACCAGTGCAAGCTCTCTAGTAGACATCGAAGGTTACCCTGCCTTCTGGAACGACGAAGGGATTTACATGGTTTCTGCTAGTCAAGCAGGCACTCTGCAAGTTCAGTCTATGTCTGAGAAGAAGATTAAGACATTCTACAACAACATTCCCTTGGACTCCAAGAAGTACGCCAAGGGCTTCTATAATCCTACTGACAAGACTATTCAGTGGCTGTATAAGTCTACCCCTTCATCTAGTGTAGGTAACAGGTATACGTATGATAAGGCTCTCATTTACAGTGTCCTTATTGAATCTTTCTACCCTTGGACTTTTAATAATCCTCCTGGGTTAGAACTAGCTGGTATCTTTACTAGCTTTGGTTCAGAAGTTAGACGTACTCAAATTCCTATTACTACAGTGGGCAACTCTATTGTTACTACTACTACTGGAACTTCTGTAACGTCTGAAGATATTGCTGCGTTCCCTGTAACATTCGCGTACAAATACCTACTGTTTAATCCTTCTGGCTTTACATTCGGATCACTTAAGCCTGATGTACTTATGGACTACTCCACTTACAACTACTCTTCTTACTTTACAACTGGATATAAGTTGAGGGGAGAGGCTGTTAAGAAAGCTCAGACTAACTATCTTGTTGTGTTCTTTAAGAAGGACTACGGGAATAGTTTTGATGTGCAGTCCCTTTGGGATTATTCAAACGATAGAAACTCTAACAGGTGGTCTTCTAAGCAAAGGATAAACGCAGGAAGAGGTCAGTACGACTATGACTTCAGGCGGTTAAAGATTAGAGGACAAGGCAGGGCTGTCCAGTATAGATTTGAGTCTGTAGCTAATCTTCCCTTTAACATCTCTGGCTGGGGTTCTGTGGACTCTGTAAATGGAAACATCTAATGGACCTTAGGCTTGCAACTTACAACGACGTTCCTGTCATCAAGGAACTTGTCCTGGGCTTCTACAAGGAGTCTCCGTACAGGGACGTCACCCTAGACCATACCAAAGTAGATAAGGTTATTGATGCACTCTTATCCAATGATGACGCCGTTACAGTCCTACTTATCAATCACGAGGCCAAACCTTGTGGAATCATTGCAGGGTATATCTCTGAACTTATATTCTCCCATGACAAGGTTGCTTCTGAAGCCATTTGGTATGTCAGTCCAGAGCATCGGGGGAAAAGGATCAGCCTCAAGATGGTCGATGCCTTTGAGTTCTGGGCAGCGAAGCGAGGATGTAAGTTCGTCCACATGTCCCTTCTCGCAGAAAACGACCGAGTAGGTAAAATTTATAAACGTAAGGGCTTTGCAGAAGCAGAGACCTCATACCTCAAAAGGATTTAATTATGGCGGCTGTTACTTCTATTATTGCTGGTATTGGTCTGGCCGCTGGTGCTATTGGTACTGGTGTCCAGGTCATGGGCTCTATGGCAGCCCAGGATGCCCAGAGACGTTCAGCCCAGCTTCAGAGGCAGGCAGAAGCTACTCGGCAGAGGGCTATGGACCTAGACAGTCAACGCAAACAGTACAGTATTATTCGTGAACAGCAGACCGCTAGAGCACAGGCTATTGCTAACGCTACCTCTGGTAACGCTCAGTTTGGCTCTGGTCTCCAGGGTGGCCTTGCTCAGGTCAGCGGACAGTCCGGCACTAACCTTCAGGGTGTTCAGCAGAACACTGAGGCCGGTGCTGAGATGTTTGCAATCAATGGTGCTAAGTACGGTGCTGACGTCAATGCTTCTAGGGCTGGTACTATGACTTCGTTTGGTCAGGGTATCTCTAGCCTTGGTGGAACGATTACAAAGGACGCTGGTACTATTTCTAAAATTGGTGGGTGGAATTAATGGTTGAGGAACAGACTGTAGCTCTAGACGAAGGTAACGACACCGGCTATGACGCTGGCGGTCTGGTCACTCTCAGTGATGAAACCACTCGTAAACTTCCTGATGACGTAGCAGCTAAGAGGGCTCTACGAGCAGACTACGGCCTTGGTGAACATAGCCCTGGCCGTGACGCTCTGTCCAACGCTATCTCTACGGGTAACGAACAAGCTCTTAGACAGACAGCTTCTGCTGCCGATGAGATGAAGCAGACTGCTGCTAATGCTCGTCGTGTCCTAGGGGTGGTGTCCAAGCAGACTCCAGTTACACAGGACGACGTGGACCTCTACAAGGGGTCTCAGGTTGCCAACCCTATTGATCCTGGCGTTGTGTTTGAACTTGGGTTTGGTAAGCGTATCGTTAATGACGTAGCAGCCAACAACCCTGATACTTCCTCTGTGTTTAACAAGGGTGTCCTCAAGGACCCCGCTAAAACTTATCAAGACATGGACATTGCTAGTGACGTAATCGCTAAGCAGTCCATCGCTGACACTCTACTTGAAAATCGTAAAGCCGACTGGAAGGCCACCAGTTGGTGGGATAGTGCATCTGATTTGGCAGAGTCTTTTGTTCCTCTGCTTTCTGCGTCCCGCCTTAGGAATGTGGCAGGGGTTGACGGCGGATTGCTTCCCGGCGACAACTTAGAAGCACAAGTCCAGGGCCTGCTTCTCAAGTCACCCTCTGAGTTTAAGAAGAAGCTTGAGGAAGTGACTGATGCGTTATACGACAAAAACCCACAGGATGCTATTAAGTTCCTGGAAGCAGTTAAAAGCTATGGTGCTGACGATAGACATTTGGACTCTCTATTCGGCATCGCTGATGTTCTGGGGATTGGTGAGGGTCTGGTCGGGGTTGGCAAACTCGTAGCCAAGGGTACCAAGCTTACTGCCCCTAAGTTAGCTACTGAGACTGCTGTTGATCTAGCTGGCCGTACACAGAGAGTTCAGGCCCTTAAGGACACCATCAAGGCATCCGCTAAGAACCCTGACACTCCTGAAGATATCTTTGCTGCTGTTGGTCAAATTGAGAAGGCAGCAGACATTGGAGCCCTGCGTAAGCTTGGTGTTCTTCCAACTACAGGAATGACTGATGCTGAAGTCCTTGCAAGAAACCTTCCCTCTGCTGCCCGTGTACAGTCTATTGTGTCTGACGCTGGCACCCTCAGCCGTGAAGCAACTGACCGCCTTGCGGCGAAGCTAAACGCTAACCTGAGTGGCCTGGACGGGGCTGCCTCCGTTACTGTTCGTAACACTCGGTTAACCCCTGAGCAGCTTGAAGTTGGTATCGCTGAGGCTAAGGAGTCTCTGCGTAGAGAGTTTGAAAAGACTTCTGACAGCATCATTGATGTGCGTCATAACGTCATTGAAAACAACACAGCAAATGTGGAGACTGTAACCCTAGAGCTTGGTGCTCCTAATGCCACCCCTTGGCCGTCAGAGGACCTTGCTAGGTTCCACGCCGAGCAGCTTTATGGTCTAGAGGAAGGGTCTTACAACGTTAAGCAGATTGGAGATAACTTCACACTAGAGATTACTCGTCCTATTGATGAGACAACTGAAGGTGTGCGTAAGGTTCTCCAAACTAGTAATCCAGAGAATGCTGAAGGTATCGGTGGCTTTATGGACTTCCTCAGGCAGCCTAATAAGGTGTTGCCTGGGTATCTTAAGGGTGCTGATGAGTCTCTCCCTGAGTTCCAGAACCAGCAGCGTAAGGCTGTTCAGTTCGGGTTCAACTCTACTCTTGGTGAGCTGAAGGAAGTTGTAAAGCCTCTAGCCACCTTGGGTAAGAAGGAACTGTCTGACCTTGAGACTGTGTTGAAGTACAACAGAGACGCCTTCGATAGCCGTACTGGTGATCGTGGCTTCTTCTACTCTACTGTAGCAGACCTGGAGGAAGGCTACCTTCGCTCCACTAATCGTCTACCGTCCGAGAAGGAAATTGAGGCGTACTTCACGTACACACAACTCTCTGACCTTGACTGGGGTCTGCGTAACACTAGCTTGTACCGTGACAAGGCTCGCTTGGGTCTTAAGCAGTACAGTGTAGAGTTCCAGATGGCTGACGAAGGAGGTACTTACTTCCCTCGTACTCCTAACTTCGAGGGTCGGGCTATTGACAACCTTCCTTGGGGTGGTGAACCTGCAACGGTTCTACACTTTGAGAATAACGGTAAGTCTGCTTCTGTGTTTACTACTAAGGAAGTTGACCCTGCTATCTACGAAGAGATGATTAAAAACGGAGGGTACAAAGTAATCCAGGTGGATAACCCTGTTGCAAGGCCCTTCTCTAAGGTTCTTAACAACAACGAGGTTATTCAGTATGTACTCACAAAAGAATTTAAGGAGTCCGAGCTATCTCTTAAGCAACTTGACTATAATCCTGGTGGTCATGTTGAATATCAGCACGATTGGTTCCTTAAGCAACCACGCATTAGCGTGGGTCGAGGCGGCCAGAGATTCTATGAGGGTGATACTGCACTCCTAAACTTTACGTCTGAAGCCCAGACCCGTAAGTTTGAGAAGTCCTTTAACACAGCCAGAGAACTACTCAAGGCTAAGGACGAGGCAGGCTTAGAAGCTTTTGTGTCTAAGAACCTTCCGTACACCAAAGATCAGTTCAAGGCTATGTTTGAGGGTGCAGAAGCCCTTAGTCTTGACCAGAAGTTCCATGTTGTTAAGCGTGGTCGGTCCATCATTCAGGACAACAAGGCTATCCGTCAGGATAACCCTGGTATCCGTGACTACACTGACTCCGTACACAACATCTCTGGTGAAGCTAACCGTAAGTACGTGGGTGCTCGTAATGGCCCCCTCATGACGGTTCATGCTTCTGGTTCGGACAGTAACCCTCTGTTTCGTATGGTTCCTGCTAAGACCATTGACCCTATCCAGACTATGGGTAAGTCACTGGCCAATGCAGTGAACAATAGGTTCTTTGGTGACTACAAGACTGGTGCGGTAGAGGACTTTATCTCTAGGTACGCAGACGCTATGAAGACTCCTATTAAGGACCTTCAGGCTTTCCCTATGTACTTCCTCCATAACCCTGAGTGGGATGTGTCCCGTGCAGGCTACGGTAAGGTCGCAGAGGCCATGAACGCCAGACGGGCTATCATGAACTTTGTGGGAGAACAGACGCCTCTGGGCCGTCAAGTTGAGAACATGAAGCAGAAGCTTTACAACTCTGTGTTCAATACCTTTGGTCAGGACGCCACTACTAAGGTGGTAAACGTTCTGGGTCGTAAGGGTGATGAGTCCATTGATCCTAGCCAGTGGTTCCGTGCTGTAGGCTTCCATACGAAGCTTGGGTTGTTCAACCCTATGCAGTACCCGCTACAGGCTATGGGTGCTACTCACGCCATTGCTATCAGCCCTAAGCATGGTCTGAATGCAGCTATTTCTTACTTCCCTACTCGGTGGCTTGGTCTACACCCCTCAGAAGAGCTTATTAAGGCTACTGCCCAGAAGATGAAGTCTTTTGGTTGGGTGCCTGAGCACTTTGAGGAGTCCATCAAGACTATGCGTCAGGTGGGCTACGATAACGTTGGTAGAGAACACGTCTGGAAAGACAACATCTCTGACCCTAAAATCTTTGGTGAAGACAAGGGTGGGTTCCTGGATAAGGGTTCATTCTTCTTTAACGAAGGTGAACGGACCCATCGTATTATCGCATGGCACACTGCTTACCGGGAGTGGAAGGAAGCTAACCCTCTCAAGAAGATGGACACAGAGCAGATTAGGTCTATCCTTAACCGGGCGGACCTGATGGGAACTAATATGTCCCGTGCCTCTGCTGCCTCTTGGCAGAAGGGCCTGCTGTCCATTCCTACACAGTTCCTTGGGTATCAAGCAAGGATGATGGATCAGTTCCTTGGCAAGCGTCTAACGACTGCTGAGAAGACCAGAGCCTTTGCTGTGTACTCCGCTATGTACGGTGTTCCGTCTGCTATCGCTGGTGCTACCGGCTATACCGCTTACGAAGACATTCGTACCATGGCGCTGGAAAAGGGTTGGAACGTGGGTGACCCTATGTTCAAGGCTCTCCATGAGGGTGCCGTGTCCTCTATGTTGTCACTCATCTCTGGTAAGGACTACAACTACGCAGACCGTTATGGTCCGGGTGGCTTGAAGATTCTCAAGGAGATTGCAAATGGAGATAAGTCTCTTGCTGAACTTGCAGGTGGTGCTTCTGGTTCTATTCTTGGTAATGTTCTTTCCTCTGGTTCTCCACTCTTAAAGGACTTCTATACTCTGTTCAATGACGGTGGTTCCTTTGAGCCAGTCCTTCAGGACGTAGTGGAAGCCACTAAGAACATCTCCAGTGTGAATAGTGCTGCTAAGATTCTCATGGCTCTTAACACAGCTAAGTACTTCAATAAGCAAGGGAAGCTTGTTGGTGATATGTCTCCTGCTGACGCCATCTTTGGTGCCATCACAGGTCTACAGCCTCAGCGTATGTCTGATATGTCCCTCATGTACAAGTCTGGAGAAGCCCGTAAAGAGGTGGAAGAGAATGCGTACAAAGAGATGACTAAGAACTGGAGACTTGGTGTGGACGCCACAGCCAGGGGAGACAGAGAAGCTGCCACTGCCTTCTACAAGAAGTCTAGGGCTGCCCTTATTGCTGCTGACATCAACGTGTCTAAGCAAGGTCTACTGCTTCAGAGGTTCCTGAAGGATCAGGGTCCGATGATTGATCGTGCTGAAGCTTCCTTCGTCAACAACGCCCCTGGTGGGGAATACAACGCTCGTAATACTCAAAGGATGAATAGACAGTAATGGCAAAGTTTAACCCTGATGTTCAACAGGTTCAGGAGCCGAACTACCTCAATCAATCGAAAGGGGTAGACGCTCCCAGACCTAATAAATCCTTTGAGACGCTGTTTGAGGGTCTTGGCAATGTCGGAGACGGCCTTGTCAGGACCATCGACAGTTCCAATAAAGCTGACATTCAGAACCAGGTAGTTGCTGGTGTAGACGCTATCCGTGGTGCTACTGGTGTAGATGTGGCCACAGATCGTGCTGCACAGGGCAACACCCTCGTTCCCAACCAAGCTGGTAGTCCAGTACCCTCCGCTATCTCCAAAGCCTCTAGCGACGTTGCTAGGCTTAAGGACGCCTATGACCAGGGTAAGATCAATGACTCCTACTACTGGGGTCGTGTTAATGCTCTGGCCAAGCAGATTAGGACACAGTACCCTGGCTACCGAGAAGAGATTGATTCGTCGTTCTCTAGTGTCACTGGTGCAAATCCTGCCAATGCTCTGCGTAAGGCTATTCAGTCTGACTTTGACGCAGCACAGGGTAAGCTTGAACAGGCTGGCAATAAGGAAGACGCATTCGTCAACCAGAACCTTCCTGAGATCAGTGAAACTATTCCTGACTACTGGCAGCGTAGGGCTGCTGGTAATCCTGTGCCATTTGATGAAGTCCGTGCCCGTGTTGCTCAGAAGCAGACACAGAATGCGGCTCTCAAGGAGCAAGGCACCCGTATGGACCTTCTGTCCAAGCAAGGTGCTCTAGACGCTGAGACTGCTCAGTCTAACGCTACTCTAAATGCCAACACCATTGTTAACAACTCAGTGGCTGCTGGTGTACAGGCTCTTGGCTCTAAGATTCAGGAAGCCATTAAGGGTGGTAAGCCTATTCCCCCTGAGCAAATTGCAGAGTTCCAGGCTGCCTATGGACAGCTTAGAGCTAAGGCTGAAGTGTCTATCAATCAGTTCCTTAACAATCCTTATGGTGACGACAAGACTAAGACTCCTGCCAGTATCATTAAGGATTCTGGTAAGCTTAAGTCCATCAAGGACAATGCCTTGGCTAACCTTGACTCCATGAAGGAACTGCTGACTAATGGTCAGTATGGTGTGTTCCAGATGAATGCCTCTATTGCTAAGGCTTCCACTGACTACACCACCTCGCAAATCCTTCAGAGGTCTGAAGCTGCTCGTAAGATTTCTGCTGCTAACGCTATTAGCTCGGTGGCTCTGAACTCTCTTACTCTAGCACGTCCCCAAATCCTGGATGAGTTCTCTGAGGCAATCAACAACGTACACATTGCAGAGTCTGTAACTGGTGAAGGTTCTATCACCAAGCAGTTGGATAACCTTAAGAACCCTAGCTCTAACAAGCTTGGTCGTGGTGCAGCCTCTCGTCTGATTGACGACAAGGTGAACTTCATCGGTTCTAAGGACGCCCCTGACAACGCTAAGGTGAACGTAGCTAAGTCCCTGTTCTCTGACCAGGAGTCAGGCTTCCTAGAGAAATTTGCAGGGTCTGATCGCCTCCGTGTGTTCCAGAAGCTTACTGCTCCTGAAGTCACTAAGGAGATGCAGCGTCTTAGGACTGCTGATCCCAACACCTACGAGAACTATCGTAAGTGGGCAACCAATAGTTTTAGCACTTTGCTTAAGACACAGGCTAACACTATCCAGGACATCAATGCCTACAACGAGGACGTTAAGCTTACGTTTGATCCAGCGGCTATGCAATACCAAATTAGTATTGCTGACGCCAAGCCCAACCCTAACCTTCCTGTCACTGGTCAGGTCATTGCTGGTACGGTTAACGTGTTGGCAAACAAGCTGCGTCTCAATGAAGCACAACAGGCACTGGCACCTATTAACGCCGCACTAAAGAACCTTGCCCCTATTATCAATGAAGGTAATAAGGACCCTGAGGCTCTGGCTAAAGTGTTGACGGGTATCGATCCACAAGGACCTAAGCAAACGGGTCTACTTCAGTGGCTTGGTAATGGCATTGTGAATGCTGTGTCTGGTGCTGCTGGTGCTGTTGGTAACGCCATTGCTCCACCGGCTAAGGGTGCTACTAGAGAGCCTTCCCTCAAGGGTATCTCTCTAGATGCCTACACACCAGAGGACGCTAAGGGTGCCATCCTCGACTCTGCCTTTAACACAGCAGACCTTAGTGGCATTAAGCTTGATGGTGGTGAAGTAGACGCTGCTGTCCAACAGACTGGTGTTAAGGGTCTACTCGATAAGATCGGCCAGGGTGAAGCTGGTGGGTCCTACAACGTTGTGTACGGTGGGCGTAAGCTCCCCCTTACTGAGATGACACTTGGTGAGGTGATGTCCCTACAGAACCAAATGTCCCGTAAGGGTTCTCCTTCTACGGCAGTTGGTAAGTACCAGTTCATCAACAGCACACTTGGTAATATCGCCCGTAAGATGGGTGTTGGACCTGATACTCCATTCACCCCTGAGCTTCAAGACAAGCTTGCAGTTGGCCTACTGAAAGGTCGTGGCCTTGACCAGTACCTCTCTGGTAAGCTGTCCAAAGCTGCGTTCATTGACAACATTGCTCAGGAGTGGGCTGCTGTTAAGAACACAAAGGGTAAGGGTCACTACGATGGCGACGGCCTTAACAAGGGTTCGTTGAACATCAGTGACCTTGTGGACAGCCTTAAGTCCTAAACGCAGAAAGCCCCGGCAGCTACCCTAGGATTTCCTAAGGTGGCCACCGGGGCTTTTCTGTTATTCAGGGTAGTAGTGTTGGATCATCTTCTGAAGGTAGTCAATAGCCTTCTCTAAGTCTTGCTTACCCCCTTTGTCTTTGTGTCGTGTGGTATACTTGACAACGGCGTGTTCCATGATGCCGAGCCCGTTAGCCAGAGCGTACTCAAGAGGTTGGATAGGCAGCTTGCTGTAATGATTACCTCCTACTTGTCCGTCCCACTTAACTACTGGTTCATTCTGGAGCATTACACGCTGACGATACAATTCGTATGCGTCCGGAGGGGCTCCCTCCTTATAGATGTCTGCAATAGTCCTAACCTTAAACCCCACAGCTACCACCTCCCCTCAGATCACACACATCATTGCCTTCTACGTGTTCCTCAAATTCAGTACCAAGTTTACTCACCGCTTCCGAGTAAGGTACGCCAGTGAGTGGCTGGCCCCCTCTAGCGCCATCAGGATAACAAGTGAAACCACGCAGCCTACTAGCATACTTCGCCAGGGTGGTAGCGAAGGGTACGATAGTATCGACATTGTTAAGACGACTGCCAAAAGCAGGGAGGTTAATTGTAGAAGAAATAGACATATCGACGTAATCTTGGACGTCAGCCTGGAATTTAATTCTACGCTCATAATCTTCCGCTAGGTCAATGGCAGACTCAATCTTATCAGGATTAATGCCGAGGTTAATCAGGTCCTGCGCACAACTATCAACCGCATACTGATACTTCCATCGGTCGCCTCCCACAAGATACCGTCGTTTGTACGCAACGGCATAGACCGGCTCAATGCCCGTAGTTGTTCCTGCGAGCATTCCGATAGTACCTGTCGGAGCAATTGCTCGATTGGCCACTGGCGTCGAGATTCCGAGTCGTGCAGATTCATTTCGACTGACATTATCACTTACACCTTTATAGACCGAAAGCCATTGATGAAGCTCTGGGGAGACCTCATATCTATAGCCTCTTTTGAGAAGCCACTCGTGCACACCCATAAACCCAAGCCCAAGGCGACGGTTCTTAGTCCTAGTGCTGTAAACTTTCTCGAATGGTAATTGTGCTCTAAGAGTGCCAAATAGTAGAAACTTCGTTCCAAGCTCCACCACAGTGGCCAAGTCAGCAACGCTATCAATGCGAGCAAGATTGACAGAACCAAGATTACAAACATCGCTATCGTCCTCAGAAGTAACCTCAGTACAGGCATTCCGAAGTGTTTCCTTTTCCTTATCAAAGAAGTTAAAACTAAACCCCGGCTCACCAGTCTTAAGCGCCTGAGCTACGTTCTCAGTAAACACAGCGCCAGGGTCTCCAGTACGGTAATAGTTTAGCAGCCACTCTGTGTCGTAATTGGTGGAGATATTAGTCTGATCGAGGGGGCAGGGGAAATTAAAGTCTTGTTGTTTGACATCAGCGTAACTAAAGCCAGTAGTTCCAACGGGCTTAGAGGCCCAATCTTTAGATCGTAAGAACTTTCGGATGTCTCCGTGACGCCAATTGAGGCTCGCGTAGATTGCAGATCGACGTGATCCACCTTGCATAACCCTTCGGCCAATTTCATTAATCATTTCCATCTTAGGGAGTGGGCCTGATGCGCCGCCACCTGTTCGACGAATAATAGCTCCCTCAGGTCTGTACACAGAGTAATCAACTCCGATACCTCCTCCGGTGAGAAGGCACGATTCGGACCTCCAACTAACATTGGCCCAATCCTCTCGACTGTCTTCTTCAGCCTTGAGTAGATAACAGTTGTTGTAGAATTTAACTGGTCGTCCGGCGTAGTAGAGATAGCGACCTCCTGGGATAAACTTCATGTCCCGCATAAGAGCCTTAAGCTCGTCACGGTCCTCTTTAGGCAGAAAAGGGGACCCATCCTTTAGGTCCCCTGTAACGTCCTCTACTAGTGTCTCTACTAGAGCGTCCCAGGACTCAGCACCCTGGTGTCGGTACTTGTTGTTAAAGATAGTTTCGGACAGTTGCGAACGGAAGGCAGGGTTAACATTTGACTTAAACAATATTATTCTTCTCTTTCCAGTGCTTCAATGCAAATTCTACAGACTCGGGATCAATCATATCCTCCCACACAATAACACCACCACCAATCTCATCAGACCAGTAGCGGCGTCCTCCATACTCAGTGTCTTCTACAAAGATTGTGTAACCTCTAGAAGTCTTACCTACTTCTTCCATTAATTCCAATCTTTCATACGATACACATAGACTACGACTGCCAGATAGCAAAGCCCAATAGCAAGCAGAGCACCACCAAGTAGATATAAACCGCTGTCAAAGTAGTTCACCACTTCTTCCCATTTGCTGCCATACGAGCCTCATGTTGGTGGTCTGGCCGGACATCGTTGTAGGCAGTCTTCTCATGGAATGCTCCGTCCAGATCAAGCTTATATTCACCGGCATAATCAAAGATGCGAATAAGGCAATCTACAAGCTCGACCTCTACAGCCTTACGATGGGGAAGCTTATCATCCATAAGGTCCTTACGTTCACCCTCCATGGCCTCAGCAATCTCTGAAACCATAAGCATCATAAGCTCACCCTTATTACGGTTAAGCTTTACCTTAGTCTCGGGGTGTACCCACCACTTATCATTACGATCACGGCAATAGGCTGCGAGTTCATTAAGATTGGAATTAATCATTTCTTTTTACCACCACGGCTGGGTTGACGGATACGATTAGCATGGCGACTGACCACACGAGTAGGCACATTATCGAGAGAGCCTCTTCGATGAGACCCAACATGGTCTAGCTCTTTACCGTCCCCCTTCTTAACACGACCTTCCTTAATAGCCTCACGTCGGGCACGGTTACGTGCAACCCGTCGAGCCACCTGTTCTGGTGTAGCCTGCCACCGGCCTTCCTTAGCGTAATTACGTTTCTTATCCACCATAGTTGTCTTCCTCTGTAGGCTTAGAAATACCGTACTTGTTCTCTAGAAACTCTTTCCAATCTTTGTAGTCATCCTCAGGAAGTAGATGTGTTTCCCGAAGGTAGTCAGCGTACTGCATCAATAAGTTGTTAGGGCGTTCCACGACACGGGAAACAGCGGGCTCATGATTGTATTCCATTGCTTTGCCAGTTCCTGGATTTCAACTTGTGAATGTGGATCAGAGCGTTGCTTATAGGCCCGAGCCCAAGCAGCTAGAGAACCTGTAACGTAGTAGCTAGTGTACATCGACTGGGGTAGAACCATACGAGCCTGCTCAGGGCAGACACCATCTGCTAGTAGGTCTCGGTAGACTTCTAGTGCAATGTCGTTTAACTGCCTGTAGCTAGGGCCCATCCACTCATCGTATCCAGTCTGTACTAGTGTAGCCTCTGAATAGACTTGTTCAGTAGAAGAACCCTGCTTAGCGTTATCAGCCCTCTTTCGCCATACCTCTGGTACATAGAACTCAGGGTCGTCGTCTACGTACCTACGGCTTACTTCATTGTAAGTGAACCCGACCATGTGTTTGAAGCGTTGACGGGCCACGAAGATTGGAACAGTTTCCCGTACAGTAATTTGAGGATGAGAAAATGGAGTCCAATGATTATGCCGGGCGAGGTAAGCAATAAGCCTAGTGTCATTATCGGAGAGTTCAGGGTCGTACCCTTCTGGAAAGCCAATAGCCCAATCTGATTGCTTATCGAAGGACACACGGGCAGCGTTAACTACCCGTAAATCATCCCCCATGTGGTCAATGTACTCAGCCTTCATGCGCTGTAAAAGCCCTCAGCAGTTGCAGAGCTTCCTGCTCATCACCAAGTAGTATTTCATCCATAACCACGTCGTACTCTGCCTTAAGCTGCTTCTGAGCCGCCTTAAAACCTTCATTGTCTAGAGTGGCTGAACGTTCCTCAGGAAACACAATAAATGAGCTAAGGTACATGCCATAACCTGCTACTTCTTCCTTAGTGACGAAGAGGCCCTTACGAATTAGCTCTAGTTTCTCTTCGTTAGTGTACTCTACAGCAGGAGTTGTAAACTTCTCCTTAAGGCTAGCTTCACGGTTCTTGTAGATAGAAGTAGCTCGTTCCCGAGCGTACTTAACCTGAGCGTTATTCATCGTCTAGAATGTCTTCCAGCTTCTTGAGGTCTACAGTTCTAATACGCACATTAGGAGACATACGAGGTGTACGCTCCTCTTTCTTACCCTTAATGTCCTGTAGACGGCGCTTACGCTGCGCCGCCCTGTCACCTTTTAGCGATCCCATCAAACTCAGATCATCCGTGCAATTACAATAACTAGAACAAATACAGCAAGTACATAAAGAAGATTGTGGTCCATTACAGTGGCTTCCTCTCAGGCAGGACAACAAGTCCATTGATAATCAGGTAGTAGATAGCTTCTTCTGGTGTAATCTCCATTTCATCCAGAAGGTCTTCAAGGCCATAGAGACGAATTTGTTCTCCAATCTCCATCTTAATCAGGTCTTCTTCGTCTCGAAACATTGTGTCCTCCATGGACTAATTCATTCCCTCATTCTTCCCGTTTGAGAGTTCAATGATAATTGGTACGTTTCCATCGTCGTCTACAGCAATGGGAATATTCATTGACACAATACGACGATTAGGGGCGATGACTTCTACCTTTTCCAAGTAATCTTGCAGAGCCTCAGCAATACAGTCGGGCTCAATAAAAAGGTTCAAAACATTTTCTTGTTCGTTATTCTTTTCCACTGTACTCTTTCTTTAGGGCAGCAAGGCTAACCCATTGTAGGTCGTAGTGACCATTCTCTACGTTGCGCTTAATGGCTACACCTGGGTACCACATGTTGTTGACTTCACCAGCCCAAGGGGCTCGATAGTCTTGGTACACACCACAGACTAGGCCATGCAGGTGTTTACCGTCTACGTCTGTCCTAACGGTGTAGTCGAAGGTATGAGTGTGTCCCTGTGTACAGGACTTGAACTTCTTCCCAAGGAGGGTGGCGGCGGGCCTTTCCCCGCCCACAGACTTACCCATAACACCAGAAAGATGGTAGTGAGCGTAGGAGACTCCGTCCACATCCAGAATACCAGGGGTACCGCCAGCATAACGAATGACACGATCATAATATGTGTCGAAATCGTAGTCTTGAAAGCCGATGGTCCCCTCAAGTTCTGGAGAAAGGTCAAGAGCCTTTTCAATCCGGTGTTCATGATTACCTTCAAGGATTACACGATACGGTAGCTTCTTCTTAGCTGCCTTTACCGGGGACCATAGACGATCCTGAAACTCAAGATGACTATTAATGTCAGCCAAGTAAGACCACCCAGCAAAAGCTCTCTTCCCTTTATCGTACGAGGCCAGAGACGGCATATCTGCCGCGTCACCAATGTTGATAACGACATCAGGCTTAAGGTCCCTAATAAGACAAGCTAGGTAGTCAGCTCTATCGTTATTGAAGTCAGGGTGGGCATGTTGGTCAGGAATGACCAGATGAACTTTACTCATGATACCATTCTTCAGGGATACTCCCAATACAGTATGTGTATCCGTTCTTCTCAGCCCAGCGACTATACGTCATCTTACCAGCGATGACTTTATCAACCATGAAGAAGATACGAATGTCTAGCTTAGGATTCTTAGCTTTTACAGCTTTCATCTTAACGATGTCTTCCCGTCGTAGATAACCCTTGGTCTCAATGTACCGTTTGTGTCCAGACGGGAACTCTAGTAGAAAATCTGGTAGGTAATTACCAATGATTGCGTAAGGAATCTTATGTGGCTCATACGAAAGGCTCAGGTTATGTTCCCGAGCCTTTGCCGCTAGAACCTTATGTGTTGACGCCTCAAATAGATTACGTGGACCCCTACTCATCTATGTTTACAATTCTCACTTCCTGTACGTTGGGTACGCGGTTAACTTGCGTAAGGAATACTGGACCTGTTGAGTACGAGAAAGTCCGTAGGTCGGGCCAGCAGGATGACTTGAAAGGGCAATATGAGCAAGCAACACCCAGCTTACGATTGCCAGATTTACCGTCAGGTACGTCACTAAAAGAACGTCGTGGAGGAAAAGGAGAAGCCAATACTTCTTTCTTCTCTTCCACCATCTTATTATAATTGTACTCTGGAAACTTGTACGTGTCAAGACAAATATTCCCAAGAGTCTTGTCAACTACAAGGAAGCTTGCTCTATCTCGATCTTCGATAAGCGGATCGTTTCTCGCAGCTTCAAGATATCCTCCGAGCTGGGTAAGGTACCCAAACGCGTCATCTCCCACAAGGGAGTTGGTGTTAAACTTTTTATAACTGTAAGTGCTGGCAGACTTAACGTCCACCAATCGACCATCGATGACAGCATCTCGATGGCCCTTAACTGTTCCGATTTGGCATTCATCTTGCCGTCCCTCAACCTTATGCCCTGATTGCTCAGCAAGCCACAGTACAATGTCCTCTAAAAGGTGTCCAAATAGGAATTTGAACTTTGCTGCGCTAGGAAGTTTCTCAGCGTGTTCTGGTTTATTGATAGAGTACCATAGCTTACGGTCACATGGTGTCCCGAGGTTGGACATGCGAAGCTCAGTTCTAGCTTCCCTTCGTCGCAACTGTTGGCTAATTGTCTGAGATAGGCGGCCACCAAGCTCCTCGATGGCCTTGTCTGAAACGGATACGTCTCCATCAATTACCCCGTAGATGTCCTCTACGATGGTGTCGATCTTTTTCAAAACGGAAGCTCGTCCTCATTATCTTGCGGTACTGCCCGTCGCGGTGCAGGCTTAAGAGGCTTCTTAGGAGCAACAGGTTCAACTTCCTGATACACCGCCTCACCATCATCGTCATACTCCTCATGGGCATCCTCAATCTGCGGCCCTTCACCAAAGGCCACAAGCTCAAGAACCTGTACAGTCTCAAGTCGATGGCCCTTACCCATCTTGGTGTCGTACACAGACACAGTTACAGCAACCTTAGAGCCATTACCCACTAGAGCGTCCAGGGGGCGGCCTACAGCGTCAGTAACTCCAGGATTACCGGGCTGTCCCTCAAAGACCTTGTTGGGGTCTCGACGGAAGCCTACGAACTTCTCACCGTTGTAGTCCTTAACCTTGAGGCGAAGGCCAGACTTCTTGAAGAGGTCCATGGACGGCTTGTCCAGGAACACATCAATACCGTAGTGGCCGTACTCCTTGTCAGGGGTGTGGACCTTAGCCCACTGACACTTACCATAAAATTTATACGTCTTAGTTGCCAATTCAAATATCCTTATTTAGAAGATCGCCAGAAAAACTGAAAGCACAAGAACTGTGCATAGTGTTGAAAATAGTTGTACTCTGAGTCCCAATTCTTGGTATGCCAAAAGCCTAGGGACGGGTAAAATTGCCACGTCAATGAGTTTCTGCCCAGTTCAAACCAATTTTAAATTCCCCTGCTTGGGGGCAGTTCACACCTAAATCCTGCCCAGCATTGACAATAGCACGAGCCTGGATTTGCCCGACTGCAATCGCGCTAGGCAGTAAACATACGGTCTGCCATTCATCATGAACAAAGTTAACCTGTTTATGCCATATAGCCTTCTCATCCAGTTCCTTTTTCCACAGCCTCCTTGCATGTTTCATGATGACCTGCTCCCCGTTCTGGAGGTAGCCAGCCAGCATTAGGTGTTCTGATGAACATCTGACAAGCCTTCCGTCAAAGCCTTCAAAGTATCCCCTGCGTGCGTCCGCAGGAATGACTTCTGTTTTGAGTCTGGCAAGTCCTGGATAAGCTCTAACAAAGTTATCAACTGCTTCTTCAGCTCGGATGACTGGACACTCAAAGATTTCGGCAATCTTTGGGGGTGTAGCACCAAGGACGAAAGCATAGATAAACGTTTTAGCTCTATCGCGAGCTTTATCTCCCCAACGGAGGCAGACTTCTCCAAGGGCTTTGGCATTAAGACTGTGAGCGTCGGTTCCATTTTTCTTATCTCCGGACACCAGAGCCTTTGTGAACTTGGGGTCATTGATGTAGTGTGCTAGGATACGGAGCTGAATACCTTCGGCATCGCATCCAACGAGGACAGTTCCAGGGTCCGCCGTCCAGAGTTCTCGGTACTCGTGTTCTGACGAGGCGTTGGCCATGTTCGGGTTACTGTGGGACATCCTCTGGGACCACGCCCCGATGTGCCAAAACTTGCCGTGGATACGATGACTTTCATGATCGAATTCATTTTCCCACCCTCTAACTTGGTTGCGCCTACCAGACACAAAGGCCCACCTGACTAGCTTCTTAGCTCCTTCAGGCGCTGTAGCTGGTAGTGTAGCAAGGTTCTGTTCGTCTAGCTTCCAGCCGTACCTCTGGAATCTTTTTAACTTCTCTTCATCCTCCGGTAGTGGTTTCTTTCTCCGCAGTCTCCTTTGTGCTTTGATGAAATCTTTATGTCCATCGGTTTTGTTTGTTGGCTTCCACCCCGCCTCCCATAGACGGTCAATCTTCTGCATTCCTGACGCTGGGTCGAAGGAAACAGGTTCCACAAGCGTAAACGGACACCCCACTTCGTAGTATTGAAGCTCATTCTCTGGACACCACCGGAAGTCTTTAGAGTGCAGTTTGCCGGTCTTTGTGAGTGTCGGAGTGATTTCCCTGAGTTTTTTATACTTCGGAGGGAAGAGTACTTGGAACTCATCTTCTAGTTCCTTGAGTTCATTGTTGAGGCCAGCCAGCAACTCCCTACTACGATCAATGTCGTAATAGAAGCCATTATCATGAAGCTCTGCACACATCATCTCCGTGTCATGTTCAAGCCTCATAGCCCTAGCCCAACGTGGACTAAAGATATAAGGCTTGAGCTTTAGGAAGACTTGATAGTTAACTTCTACGTCCTGCTTGCAGTACGCCAGCCCTTCGTTCCAGTGGTCAAGGAACACAGGGAACTTGGAGGGGTCGAAGGAAGTCTTTGGGAAACCCAGGCGCTCTCCCCATCCCTCCAGACTGTGACCGCCCTCAACCTGAAAGTTGACAAGGCGAGACACAACAAGGGTATCAATAATAGTTTGTGGGTCAATGTAGACTCCAGGGACCAGCTTGTTGATGACCGGCCCATCAAACGAGAGGAAGTTATGACCGATCCAACCAGTGACCCCTTTAGCGTACTCTCGGAACTCTTCAGGATAGGTGTCCGGCTCTCTAAAGACGCGGACTTCACCCGACTTGACTTCCTTTGTTACGATTACCCAGAGTCGATTAGGTTTTAGTGAATCAGCTTCGATGTCACAGACAACAAGCAATTAGACTTCCTTGCGATCTGCTTTCTTAACCTTGCGCTTATCTGCAATCTCAGAAATCATGTCCATCAGGACGTTAATCTCATGCTGAGTAAGACGAAGGGTGTGGACGTAAGTCTTAATCTTTTCCAATTTTATTACTCCGGGTAATTCCCATCAGGGTACACTTCAGCCCAAGTCTTGCTATAGATTGGACGCTTCTGTTCGTTTTCTTCAAGCTTTTTGAGACGTTCCTCAAGCTTCTTAATTTTCTTCTCATGTTCAACCACAGAGATAACTTCTGTCTTATTCTCAGTCATTTTTCAACCTCATGATATATTGTACACCGTCGGTATACCTTTGTCAATCCTATAGTACTACCTATTAGTAGTACCACTACTAGTTAATCCTTTAATAGGTATCCTTAAGGATATCCTATAGTTTATCCTTAAGTTAGGGTACCACAGATTTTCCTAAAGTCAATACTCTAAAAGGGTACACAGCAGAGGATTTATCTAACTAGTCATAACTATTAGGACGATTAAGTTCAGCCCAAGTTACAAACTTAGTTTTCTCCCAAGACTCAGTCTTAGGGTTCCACTCCCAGAACTGCCGTCCATCGGGTCTATCTGTCCAGGTAATCTTCAAAGGATTTCCTCTAGTGAGCACTGACTAACCTCTTGGTAAAGAATAAGTTCAGCCTCACGAACATTAAGTCCGGACTCTTGAACTAGAGACTTGAGCATCTCCTTAATCTTCTTAGAGGTTTCAGCTTTCAGTACAGCCTCATGAGCAAACTGATTCCATCGGCCGTCTTGGCTAAAACATTTCATACTGGTAACTCCATATCGTGGTGTCCATAGTGAGCATCATGTGCTATTTCGGACATCACGAAGGTTTCAGGGTTGAAATATAGTGGTCGAGCTGGTCCTGTAATACTTGTAAATCTGTTCTTTGAGACGATAAGATTTGTTGTATTTCGGACAATAGGATCGGATGATTCCACGTCTCGGAACATATCAATTCTCGTGTTAGCAATTTTAGAGATGTTTCGTGACCCACGAGTTTTGCCATCGTCATTGACATGGCTGATAAATGCGAGATGGAATTTAAGGTCATTGACCATTTGTCCAATCTTAGTGCTTAGATAATCCAGTGTTTTCCTTTCGTCGCCCTCAACCAATCCCGTAGCCAACATAGTGATATGATCGAGAAAGATAACACGACACTCACAGGCGCTAGCCATGAACCGAATAGTATCAAGGATAACGTCAGGGTCGTCAGAGCCAAAGTGACTATATACGTGAAGGCGGTCGTCACGCTTAACAAGATCACGAAGGGCACTCTTGACCTCCTCTTTGCTTACCGGAGTGTCTGGTAGATGGACTGGGCTTCCGAGATGCAGCCCTGCAAGTCCTTTAACAGTTCTTGCTTTATTTTCTTCGAGATGGACGATTCCGATATTGTGATCGGTTGTTGCGAGTAGATGGTGCTCGACTCCACGGATGATTTCAGTTTTTCCAACTCCCTCCAGAGCTGTAATAAGTGTAGCTTCTCCTGGTCTAAGTCCACCTGTCATCTCCTGCAAACTAGGGTAAGGCCAAGTACCCAAAGGGTCACTGAAGGTGTTGTCATCAATGACGTTATCAAACTCCTGAAAGCTACTCAGGACGCCTTCGGGCATGTACCGCTTATGATTCCACCATGCACGCTTAAGTTCGTCTGCTAGGCCCTTCTGAAGGTACCCATTGGCGTCCTTAAGCTCATAGTCAAAGTTTACAGAGTAAACCTTGTTAAAATCAAAGAGTTCAGCGACCTTTCGGGCTGCTGTCTGCCCTGGTTCATCGGCATCGAAAGCCAGGATGATTTTGTCAAAGCTATTGAGGTAGTCTCTAGCCCTACGACAGTCCTCTTTGGCGGAGGATGATCCTCTAACGGATACACAGGGACGTTGGGTAAGCTGGTAGATACTTGGAGCATCGTACTCACCTTCGGTAATAGTAATTACGTTTGAGGAACCAGGGGGAAACTTATCCATGCCAAACAGGCTGGCTTCCCTCATGTTACCTACGGCCTTGATCTTCTTGTCCTGGAACCCTCGTACCTTACCAGTCTGTTTGTCAGCACTGTAAGGAAAGAAGACCTCTACGGGTTCACGGTCTTGGTTGTACTTGGTAAAAATCTGGTACTTCTTCATGGTCTCTACAGTCAGCCCACGGGCTGGCTCAAAACCATAGGTAAACTCTCCCTCTTGTCTTGTGTACTCTTCCAATTGATCCTGATCCTTCCTTTGCCCACGATCACCCTTACCACAGGCAAAACAATAGCCACCATCCTCGTACACATGATACGCATCCGATGAGTCACACCTTGGGCACGGTTGTTTGGCTTTAATTAACATTTAACCTCGTCACATCTTCATAGATTAGCCTCGCTTCTTCCACAGTCATGTCACGCTTAAGGTTATTAGCCCTAGCGGAAATGATTCTCACATTGTCCATAGTGTAGCCTTTAGAGCTATCAATACGGTCAATAGAGGGTGAATTTGGCATCTGTCTACCTTGTCCTACCTCAAGCTTCAAGCCGAGTACAGGACAAACCTCTGGGATGTGTAGCTGCTCTGCTACAAGATTAAAGGCCCAGCCCTTCTTCTTAGCTCGCTGCGCTGCATTCTTAACACCTTGGGCCAGAGGATTGAGCCGGTAATAAGCTGTCCTCTGAGCCTGGATTTTAGCCTTATTTTTCTGATAGTAGCGCGACCCCGCTGTTTCCTTCAACATACTCGACAAGTGTTACACCATCCTCCAAAGGTTCTGCATCTTCATCATGCGTATCCATGTTACCACAGCTACCACCACAAGTCCATCCATTCTCTCGGTCATCCCAAGCAAGACGTACATTCTTAGGAGGAATGATTAGAGCCATAGAAGGAGTGTACGGCGAATAGTCACAAAACTTACAACGCATCAGGCAGCCCACTTTCCATTATCAAATTCAAAAGTCTTCTTCCACATAGTTCCAGACCCAAGGTGGTACACAACCACACCTTCAGGGTTCATGAAACCTGGGGCAGCATAAGACCCAAGAAGCTTGAGAGTTTCCATAGTCTCATCAATACGAGATGTATCAAAGGGTCCAGTATGGATTACTGGCACAACAGAACAACAACCAGGAAGGTTGTGTTCATTCCAGCGACTACTGTTAAATAGAGAGAATGACTTTTCTTTCTTATTGTAGCCACGCTGAATCCCTTGACCCCACCATTCACCAAAATGACGACCAGGGCCAAGCTTAAGGAGTTCTTCTTTGTTACCCTCTACCCATCGAGCAAACCCGTAGTTGTCCTGGTCTGGTGTAATCAAACGAGTACGAGAGCCAGCCCCAACCTCTCCGTTATCAGTAATGATTACTTGAGCATTCGTCCCATCGAGCTTTTCGGTAATGACCATATCTTTGGTCAGCCGGGCAAGCTTGGGCCACGGCTCAAAAATAATCTTATCCATTAGCTCTCTCCACAAAATAGTCGAGGTAAAGGTCGATGGTGGTGCCGTCTAGACCTGGGGCTGTGTTGCCTTCAAGCACATAAGCCTTGTTGTCGTGCTTGTTGTAGATAACGTCTAGGGCCACGAAGTCAAGCTCAGAAAAATACTTACGCATAAGATCAGTGCAGCATTGAACCACAGCATCCGGTAGCACATGCCCGTCATTCTTCGCGAAGATAAAGCCATTCTCAAGGTTCCTTACACGCCAGTCCTTAACGTCTACTTCACCAGCGTCATTGCGCTTCGCAGCCTTTCGCTGCGATAGTCCGATAGAGAAGTCACCTTCTTCGTCTCGGAACATGTGGCAACGGTACTCTTCGGCCTTCTTGACGTATCGAGTGTATAGAGGTGCTGCAACAAGTGGCTTACCGTTACGTCGCTCCTCCAGTGTTGAAATAGAAAGCCCCTGGCCTCCAGAAGCTGCTGTCTTGAGCCGGACAACGATATCTCCATCCCATTGGGCAGCGACATCACGAGAGTCGGTCCATTCAGGGACCAGTCCAGAATCGTGTCCGACATGTCTAAAGAACCTCAGCTTACAGGTCATATCGTCAAGATACACACCCTTGTTAATAACACCACCCGGAGGAGCAAAGCCTTCCATCTTAGAGTGTTTACGATTGCCCCAGTTAACCAGAATACCCTTCTTGGGAGAGGTCTTGATACGAACCTTCATGGGAATGCCACGTTCCTTGGCACGCTCCATGAGCGACACAACTGACGCAGAGTTGCGTAGATAGGGGTGGATGCTAATCATTACCAGCGAGGCTCCGGAACAGGCACAATTTCATCAAAAGGATTAGCTACACGAACAAGTAGATCGTCCCTAGGAACCCAGCGTTTAACGATGGGATTCCAAACCATACCAGCTTCTTCCATGTTCTTCTTCTTGGCCCTTGCAGCTTCCTTCTCAGGGTTAACTGCTGGAGCCTTGAGCAAACTATCCTGGTACGAACGGATAGCTTCGTAGGCATTCTCTGCACCAAGTTCAACCATCTCGTTAACTTCAACAGGATTGAACATATCCACAAGCTGAGGCCCAAAGACCTCGTACATCAACCCTTTAGGATTGTCGTAGAAGGTGGTAAGTGTCCGCATAGGGTCTTTGATACGGCTACCTGCCTCTACAATATTGTTACACCAGTGAGCCCAAGCCATAACCTTGTCCAGGTTGACAGAACAAGGGAAGGTACGGAACTCAAGAGTGCCAAAACCAGTCAGCGGCATTGTGTTGAGAGAAGCGTACTTACCCCTCTGGTCAACAGCGCCAATGTTACCGTACTTCTCGATGGAGTCTACGTAGGACGAGAGGAACTCTGCCATATCTCCACAGTCGTACGACGGAAGGCAAAACAGATTACCGTCTCGAGTGGGACCACACAGACGCATCCACATAGGTTCGACCAACAGAAAAGCAATGATGGAGTGCACCACTTCCCTGTGTGTCTTACGCTGCATGTTAACGTGGATGTGTGTAGAAGCCCGGTAGCTAGCTTCGTCCACCACTGAACCATTCTGCTTAAGGGCCTGTTGTAGGAGTTCCATGGACTCCTCAAGCTCCTCAAAGGTTACAGCACCAATAGTCACATACTCTTTGGCCTCACCTCGGAGAGACCCTTCCTTGTGTACGTCCCAACCGAAGACAGCAGCAGGAAGACGATTCCCCTCCGCTTCGATTTCCACACCAAGTAGTCCAGGAATCCTCTTGTACCGATAGTGGTTAGAGTCCTGAACCTTCTGATCCCAAACGACGCTTGCCATTTTAGTAGCCTCTACTACTTCTTGATAATGCTCTGCTTCAGACCTACTGCTTCAAGAGCACGGTTAACCCAGATGTTATCCACCTCGGTGTACACAGTGTCCTCACGGAGGAAGCCAAGGTTATAACCTCGGTGCTCAACCAAAAGATTCTTGTTCTTACGGATCACAGCAATCCGATCAGACAGTCTTTTGGACTGAAGCTTGCCTTCTTTATCGTCCTCGAAGAAAGACTTGTCCCACTGAATGACAGGTCGATCCTCGAAAGCCTTAATCATCTTGATAACACTGTCCAAACCCCCAAACAGAGGATATAGGTCCAGTGATCCAGCCTTAGAGAACACGCTGTTCTCAGAGTTGATGCCCTGCTTGTAGATACGGGCAGGCTTACGACGAAAGAGAAAGGCGTAGTTGTCTACCTGAATATACCCCGGATCAAGAGTCCGAAGGTTCAGACCATTGGGATCAAGAAGAAGCTGAACAAGCAGACCATCTCGATTGTACCCAATGACACCAAGACCACGCTGACCCTGCTGACGAACCTGAGACACCTTCTGAATGTGCACGACCTGATCCTGAATGGTAATCAGTGTGCCATTAAGTCGAAGGTTACACTCTTCTTGTGTGTCGTACCTGAGCTTGAAGCGAGGCAGTCGAGTGGACCGCTCGCTACGTGTAAGAAACTCAGGGTTGCCCTCCTTAAGGGGACCTAGCTGCTCATCCCCCTCTTCATCAAACACGTCAGGCATTATGTTTAATTCCTCTTCTAGACGAATGGGAAACTCGGCGGGGGGAGGGGCCAAGGGATTAATAGGTAGGTCCCCAAAGATACCCGCTGGAGGATTGTTAAGAAGCCTTGCCTTGTTGATAGCAAAGGGTTTGTAGTTCGCAGCAACTACATCTCTCTGCACCCTTTTTACCCAGTGAGGGTCTAACTTGAAGGGCTTATTGTCAATGTTCCAGTCTACCATAGGATGATTACCTTACGTCAAATTATGCAACCATCTTGAGGTAAGAAAGCTCAGGGAACTTCTTGTCCCAATCAAGAACGTTGTTATCAATGACTTCTCGGGCAAGCCCAGGGTACCGTTCGTCAAGAACAATACCGTCATTTAGGTCCTCGATTGCTTGCATAGTCCTTTCGTACACATAGGACATCAGCTTTTTATCCGCGACCCAAGCGTTAGAAAGAGTCCGGTACTCCATACCGTAAGATTTAGGACGAAAAGCCCCAGCCTTACCATAGAGCTGTCGTCGCTGAGAGTCCCCATCCCAATCAAGAGAAGGTAGACCAAGGTAGTAATCAAGCTGAGTGGAAAGAGCACAACACAAACTATAGTGATCGTAGTCCGTAACATCTGCGTTCTCCGTAAAGCCTACGTGAACATGGCCAGCACCAGTACGGAATGGAAGATCACCGTTAGGGGCAGGGTTAGGCAACTTGGTGTAAGCATTGTGATCGGGGTTACACCCAAGCTGTCGCACGTCTTCAGGCATGGACTGAATGTAGTCAGACCCGAAGTTAGCGGTGGGAATAACCACAAGCTCTGCTTCGGGGTCAGCCTTAGCAACAATCTTATTCAGATCGTTGAACACACGGACTACGTTACCCACAAACTCGGCCTTGGAACGAGAAGGCTTAACGTTGAACTCCAACGCCATGCCGTCCACCTGCACTGCCCCTGTACGAATCAGACGGGGCCGTTCCTTAGTACCACAGGGGAAGGTGTGACCTGACACAAAGACACCAGCCTTCTTAACGAAGACTTCAGGATCAGCACCGATGGTGATGTTGTTACCGAACATAAAACTTGTATCCCTTTTGTGTGTTAAGCAATCTGTCGCTTGTCGTGGATGGCGTCCTCAGGGTCGTTTACTAACCCAAGGCAGAGGTCAACGTAGTCCTTGCCAAAGGGGTCCTTGACACAGGTTTCGCACATGAACTCATCTACATCAGTCCATGTAACACTCTCGTTGTCAGGCTGGGGATCACCACACCAGAGGCACCCCTTACCAAGGGTGGTGATGTATTGTTCCTCAGCCATCCAGTTACCAGTGATAGTCTCACGGTAGCCCTCAAACAGAGTAGGAGGGAACAGCTTGTCTATCTGTTCCTTGATCGTTCCGTCGTCGGGCATGAGATTGGAGAAATCACGCTCGCCGACCATCTGTCCATCATCTGCCAGAAGATCGACTGGAAAGTTACCCTCAGTGGACTGAGACTCCTTCCTTGACTCCGGCAGCTTCACGACGTTCGAGTTCGTAGCGTCTGGAGAGCCACCATGCTTCGTAGGATTCGCCTCCGCCTGGGAACTCGTTACTGTCGTCAGGGGGAGAACTTCCACCCACGTTTGCAGTGTGTTGTCCCACCGCATCCGAGGTTTTGTCTTGTCCGTTATCGGGGGCGAGAGCCTCGATAGCATTGACGGGGGCGGGATCAGGCTTTGCTTCACGCCCGTCAGGGAAGTCGTAGTCTGCATACTCGTCTGACCATTCACCCCAGAAGGAGTTACTGCGCCATGCCCTGTCGGCTTTTCGCTGCTGCCTTCTGAAGTTTTCTCTCCTTCCGAGATAGCCGGTGTCGTCCCCGTCCAGTGGCGAAAAGGGACTGCGTAGCCTGCGACCGCCGGCGCAGCTTTACCCTTGAGTTCAGTGACTTCGACGAGAGAACGAGCAAGCTGAGGCTTGAGGGGAAGCTCCCACACAGCCCACTTGTCTACTACAAGCTGAGTGACGGTAAACTTGGGACTCTGACGACCAAGCACGAAGTCAAGCATACCACGCTCAGAAGCGAAGAAGGTCTCACCACCTCCGGCCATCTCAGCAAAGTACATGGGACGCTTGTCGTTACGCAGGAAGTTTAGTGTACGTTCCTTCTCGTCAATCCACACGCAGCAGTAGGCGCCACGAGTTTCCTTGATGGTGTCAGCAACACCGTTCTCAGCAAAGGACTTATAGAGCAGGAAAGAATCCGACTCATTAGGACCAATGTGTACACCGTTAATGCTGTCAATGGTGCCGTTGTGGACACCAGTGAACCCATCGTAGCTGTGTGGGTGTGTAGCTTCGAGCGTAACTGCACCCTTAGTAGGCCAACGAGTGTGACCAATGAGTACAGACGTTGACTGAGGCGGCTTCTTATGGTAAAGGCGATGATTAAAGTCAGGGTCGTGGGCAAGATGAGTGCCCGTGTGGACCGTCTTAAAGACTTCAACATTGCACTTATTGTCGGTGACGATTGCACCGGCTCCCTGAAACCCACGAAGGTTGGAGACAGTAAGAAGCTCCTTGAAGCGTTCTTTTTGGCTATCCAATAACCACGAGCCAAAGGCTCCAACAATTCCACACACTTAGCATTCTCCGTAGTTAGATTGATGACAGGTTGTCAGGCTGGAGTGTTACAAAGCTTGATGAAGTTCAAGATTTCTTCGTACAACTCAGCACTAACAGGTTGTGGCCTAGTGTCCCCTACTACATAGACACTACGATTGCCATAACGATCCACGTTCATATAAGAGAGCTGGTTCAAGTTAAGAATAAAACCCTCTTTTTTAGATATGAAGATACGATTCATCCGAAAGCCCTCTTAAGGCAGGTGAAGAACAGGTCCTCACAAGACTTGACACCGTACTCCGGGTGAGGCTGGAAACACAGAGACTTGGTGTCCCTATAGAACACAATCTCTACGTCGGGGCTGTACTCGAAGTTAGTGAACTTGTGGTGTTGATCGCCCCGGTCCCGATAGGTGGACATGAAAGCAAAACCCCAGAGTTCTGAGGTTGACTTCTTGGGACGCATCATCTGGTGGTGCGTAGAAGTGACCTTGTGAGACTCCAGGATACCATCACCATGCATCTTGTAGAGTGAGCCCTGTTCTGCCTCCTTGGGAAACTTCTTCTTCCAATCGTAGTCGTACACGTCACTCGTCAGGTAGAGACAGTCGTGTGTTCCACCAATGGCATGATTGTTAACGTCCTGCCAAAGGCTGCCACCGGACATCACGTTGAGGAACTGAGAACCACGACAGATACCTACCTTAGGCTTGTCGTGGAACTTCTTGAACACCCCAGCTTCTCGCCCATCACGCTCAGCGTCGTAACGGGTGGTGCGGTGTACATCTTCACCGTACAAGAAGGGATTTACGTCAGACCCTCCAGTGAAGCAGATAAGGTCAGCGTCCTCACTTACGTCAGTGCACAGCCAACCATTCTTGGTGAACATACGCTCAATGAGACGATCACCACCAACAACGTAAACAGACTTCATTGAATTGTTACTCCTTAATGAGAGTCTTGAAGTAGTCGAGAACTTCAGGAAGTGTAGTGGGTCTCTTCTTGAGATTATCATCCTCTGTACGGAAGATGTCCCAGGAGTTCTCTTGCCAAGCCGGAGGTCTGCGAATGGTTTTACCCATTGGCGTCCAAGTGCCGTTAAGAATGGCTCTCTCGAAGCCAAAGCAAGTGGGCAGAGGGCTGTGTCCGTCGCCACTAATCTGAGTCAGTGAAAGGTCCCACTTACCCTTCTTCCAGTCAGGGAAGTCATCAACTTCTTTGTACTCAGCTTCAAACCACTTCTTGTCACCGAACTCGTCACGAATGTAACGGAACCCACCAGCATTCTTACGATAGCCAGCAGGTCGGACAAGTTCCTTACGAAGGGGGGGTTTCTTCTGAGTGTTGTCAGACTTCTTGTAGCCACAGCAGATCAGGTACGCAGCACGAGGGTCTACACCGTGCTCGTCTACAAGTTCCTGCCAGAACTCTACCTTGTGGCTAAACTCGTAGCAGTAACGAGTAGCGATAAGGAAATTGAACAGCAGACCGAAGTCTAGGTTGTCAAGGTCCTTGAAGATAAGTCCAGACTTACGAATGATGACAGGATCAGTAGTGATTAGATGGCCCAGGATGGCCCGCCAGGGGCTGATGACCGGATCAAGCATGAATGCCAGCCATCTATCAGACAAAGGCCCTGGAAGGTACTCTGAGCGCCTTACCATGGGATTGTCACGATCACCAAAACCATCCTCTGGCTTACGATTGCCAGGAGCCTCACCATTCCAGCAAGTCCAGATCATGTGGGCCTTGGTGTAGGGGGCAGATTTTAGAGAGGCATAACAAACGTAATTGGTTTCTGCGAGGATGACACCATCCTTATCTACACAACCATAGCGATTGAGAGACGTGCCATTCTTACGCTGGTGTTTCATCCGTTCGTAGATGACGTCGGTATTCATATTGTATTCCTTAGGTTCTACCTATTAGTAGTACCACTATTGGTTGATCCTTTAGTAGGTATCCTTAAGGATATCCTTTAGTTTATCCTTAAGTTAGGGTAGCATAAAAATCCTATTTGTCAACCTCAAATTCAATGAGTTTAACAAAGGTTCCTTCTGCCTTCTTACGGGCAATGAGTTGATCCCCAGGTTCCTTGTTATCGTCCTCATGGAGCACTTGAGAACACAGGTAAGGGGTGTAAGGGCTAGTGAACACAAGGATACGAGTAACCTCAGGTACGTTCACTAGGTCTAGCAGCTCTTCTTTTTCCTTTGAGTAGTAAGCTCCATCGTCTGTGTAGCTTTTAGGGTCTTCGCATCCGCGTCCATCGTCCACTAGAGCAATAATGGGAAAACCCTCAGGACTCTTACAGTCTGTGCAGATGATCCGGGCCTTTTGTCCACTCCTTGTCTGGACGGGCTTGGTCGGGTCAAACTCTCGGGTGGTTGAAGAAGTCATTTGCTTTCTGAGCCTCCACTTTGTCCATTGTGATGATGTCGAAGTAAGCTACTTCGGTTGACCATAAGAGACGCCTAGTAACCTTCACAGTCCAAGAAGACTTCAGGTTGTTTTGGCACCACTTACGTACAGCCCATGTGGTTCGTGCTTGGTCGGGCTCCTTACCAAACAACTCAGGGACCACAGAGATAGATGCCCTGTGGCCGTACATCTCTAGTTCCTGTTCTATTGTGTACTTTCCAGCCATGGCGGTGGACCTCTACGTTTCCATGTCACCTTGATGGTGTCGTGTGACCACTTGTGTCGCATGGTGTCCCTATATGCTTGGATAACGTCTGTGTTATCTTTGAAGAGGGAAGAATTGTGGAAAGGTGTAAGCTCACCATCTCTGATGAACTCAGCATGTTGCAAACACGCATTGATGACAGGATAGGTTGCATGGGTAGCACCCGAACCACGCCACCAACGTTCGTTAAGCATTGCCTTTGCATGATCGGCAAGCCACAGGAAGTTATCCCGGCTGTGCCGCACCCAATGGCAACAAGGATGATGCGCATGGCTGATACGGTAGAGCAAAGGGTCATCGCACCCTCTGATACGCAACGCTGTGGAAAGCAATTGCGCAGACTCAACGATCATCTTGTTCAGCCGCACATCATCCAAGGCTCTGGCGGATAAGGTAGGGCAAACGTCAGTTACAAATATGTTCATCTGTATACACCCTACCCCGACGAATTAGGCGGCTTCAAGCTGCTTGGCGGGCTCATTATTCCGCTGCTTCTCGCGGCGGGCCCACTCAGCGTCCGTAATGAACACCAGATCAGGATTCATCTTACGGAACTTATCAATGGCTTCCTTCTGAGACGCAGCCCAGATTGAAAGGTGGCAGCCCTTGCCAAAGTGGAAACCAAAGAGCTTGTGATCGTCATTCTTGGAGAGCATAAAACCAAATCCTTTGTGTTAAGCTGCAATCTGTGAATGGATTTCAACCTGACCAAGGGTCAACCCACCCTTGTAAACCTTGGCGTCGGGACCAAGGAAGAACTCGTCAGGCTCTTGGCTAAAGATGTCGCAGAACACACCAACAATGGTGGACCACAACAACCTGGGGTGAACGTGATGGCACTCCGCGATCTTGTTACCATGGTCATCGAGACAAGTGAGTGAGAGCATGACAGACCACATAGCCTTTTAGATTGATCTGGAGGGGCCTAGGACAGGCAAAAGCCCTGCCTCTAGTACAATCCCAAGGGAAAGCTAAAGGCAGGGCTCTATGGGCTTCTTATTCGCTATAGTACCAGTGACGAATAAGTGACAGGTTGTCTCGGTGGAATGTGACCGTGGCATTATCTTTCGACAACCCAAGGTCTCGGAGTTGCTTGAGGGACTTGACGTGGATGCGTCTAGCCCTAGCGTATTCATCCGCCATCACACCAGCCTCTGAATGACGAGAGAAGTCTTGACGGGTCGAACGTAACCCGCATCGGCTACCTTCTTGGCACGCTCCTCAGAACAGCCAAACTCAGCACGAATGGCGGCAATCAGTTTCTTGCCGTCAATCTTACGATCCTCAAGCTTGGTGCTAAGACCAAGGCTGAACAGATCAGTGAACACCACAGGTGTATTCACAGCCTTACCGTCTTCCTCAACCTTGCGGGCAGCCTTGACGATAAGCTTGGCGTAGTCCGCATTCAGAGCCTCACGGGTGTCCTTCTCGCGAGTGGCAAAGAATGCCTGAGCTTGCCGAGACACGTAGAGAGAGCCGAGCTTGTCAGCACCCTCATAAGGCTTCTCGAAGTGAGCCGTCAGCTTGTCCAGATTGAACATTGTGTTGGTTCCTAAAGAGAAGGGGGATTAAACAGCTATGACAGGTAGTCAGGCTGCCTTGTTTTCCTCAAGCTGCCCACCGAGGACAACCTTGCGAGGACCACGCTGACGCACGGGCTGGCGACCAACTGGGGCAGGCTGAGCCGGGCCTACACCCGGACCATTGGCTTCTTCCTTGGCCGCGTCCTTAGCAGCCTTGGCAGCCTCACGGGCTAGCTTGCGCCGGTCAGGGGACACGTACTCAAGGGATTCCTCAAGGCCAGCCTCGCTGTCCGACAGTTCTTTGAGTAGACGCGGCACTGAATGCAGCATCTTCCGGGTGAAGTCTGCCTCGTCAGAGCCGATGACGAACACAGGCTTGAAGCTGGTGTGCCCACCGGGAGGGTTCACAAACCCATTCACGTAGCCGAGCGGAGAGTTATCCTCAGCAGGCCAGGAAAGGGTCATACTGAAACCCGGCAGGGTCTTAGCCACAAGAGCCCTGAATTCCGCGAGAGTCTTGACACCCTCGCGACCCTTGAGGAAGGCGGCAGTCATATCAAAGAACTTGGACATGGTGATTCACTCCATAGAAAGAGGCCGGAGCCCCCTGCGGAGCTACACGGCCAAGGGTTGATGACAGGTCACGTTGCGTGTTGTGGTTAGTGAATGTTACCAGCGCCCGGATTAGCCGGGATCATGGCGTCCACCTTGGTCATTGCCTCACGGATGGTGGCAGCAATGGCAGGGTCAATCTTGGCAGCATTGTCCGGCTTCTCGATAGCAGACAGCAGAGACGCGAGGCGGGACAGCACTTGCTCAGGGCCGAAAGCCTGACCAATACCACCGTCAAGGGAGCGTTCCCAAAACTTGGTGCCCTTGAACACAGCGTCAATGCGGTTCTTGAACGAATCGTCGTCCTTAACACGCGGACCCATACGATCCGTGATGATGGCGAATTGGTTCTTCTCCATCTTGAGCCAGCCATTGCCCTGACCACGACCAGCCGGGTGCGGCGAGTCACCAGCCAGCTTAGCGGCCCACTGCTTGAAGCCCGACTGATAAGCCTTGGACAGGCCGTCATAGAACTGGTTGAGTAGAGCAACCTGCCCATGTTCAGCGGCGTGAAGAATGACGGACACGGCCACGATATGCAGTTGGTCGTGGTACTTCTGGCCCACACGGTGGACGTTGACGATTGCAAGGCCAAGTGCCTTGGTATCAGTAACGAGGCCAAGAGGATTCTTGCCAGCGACGGGGGCAGCAGCGGCTGCAACCTTGGGCTTACGAGCGACCATAGCATAACTCCAATGATGACAGGAAGAATTGCCTACGTCTATTGCGTAGGGTAAGACTGAGACTTGACAATATTAAAGGGCTGCAAACCGATCAACCCTTGTCAAGAGACAGTGCAACATGCCGACACCTCTCAGTCTAACGCTACGCAATCGTAACGCTCTAATATTTCACCAATGTCTAGGACAACTGCGCACGCGCGAAGGGAAGAACAGCTCAGAGACACAACAAACCCGTAGGTCATAGCGTTGTGGCGCTACTTAGTTCAGACCCAATATGTCGTTGGACATTTGGTAAGGCGTGCTATTAGAACACACACCTTGACTACCTCACCCCGCCCTTGGGAAGGATTACACATAGTCGGCCGCATAACGGCATCGGTTCGATTGCTAGTCGGACCTTGAACCGGGTGCGCTGTCCCCGAAGGGCGTCTGTCCCGGTATGTTAGAGAAACGTTCGGCCTAAGCCTTGGTTCCCTAATGATCCACACTCTTTGTGGGAATGTGGATGGTTAGAGAACTATGACAGGTCAACCCTTGTTCACCCGATCCGATTGGGCCTGTGCCCCCTCCTGCCACTTGGCAAGCTCAGTTGCAACCCGTTGCATGTTGGAGACAGTCTTACCCCGAAGGTCAAGAAGCTTGGAGGTATCAGCCCCGGCCTTGCGTGCCTTCTCAAGGCGCATGTCAATGCGAGCAAGAGACACACGGAGGGCAGCAAACTGTTGGTCAGGGGTGCGGCTATCTAGCTTCTCGCAGTTGGCAGGCACCTTGAACTGTGCAGCCCGAACCAGCTTGTCAGAGGGGAGCCGCATCCTTGACTTGTGCATAACACTAACCCTCAGTTACGAAGGTGAGAAGGAAAGAGACTGACACCGCAAAGACAGTGACAGGAAGGATAAATGCCAGGGCTTCCATCTCAGTAGCCTGCCCACACACGGAGTTCACGGAAGTTGGTGAAGTACATAACCTTTTCGTGAAGGTGCCCGGCGGCACACACACAACGGTCTAGCACGATGACGGACGCCCCGTCAATACCAACGTAGAGGAACCAATCGTGTGCCTTGGCCCAAGCAATCTGTTTCGCGTTCATGTGAGCATAACTCCGAAAGAACCGGGAGGTTCCAGGCACTCAGTGGTGAGTTGCCGCTGCCCTTCCGATGAATTGACAATGCGCCATCTCGCCGATGGTTGCAAGAAGTTTCTTTCTTATGTTTCTCTTATTTTTGGGTGTAACATTATAACATTACGAATATCCCCTAAAGATCATAATGTACGGGGTGCAAGGGTTATGCCAATTGGTGTAACTATTTAGCAACACTGACAGAAATACAACAGTGTGACTTGTTTGTAACAGTGGGACATATTTGCCACCCCCCGTACCCACCCTTGGAACACTGTTCAAATAGATAGGAGTATTTGCCCACCCCTCTGGCATACCAAGGGATTTATTCCCACGGTAGGACCCCAGGACCACCCCAGGCAGGGGGCAGGGGGACCCCCTCCCTCCCCAAAAGCCACCTCAAGATTTTCTCATAGAAATTCAGTAGTTTTCTGCAAATATTCTTTTGTGTACTACTTGACAAACCACCCGGCCCTACCTATATATACTAATAGATATACTATAGGATATATCTATAGGTTTATCCCTAGGCCAATCATTTAGATTACGAGAGTATCTATAGGAGATACTTAAGGAGACTCCTTTAGTATTCCCCTAGATATCTTTAAGATACGCCGCTGTTGGGAAATAATTCATTAGATTTACTAATAGTCCTTGACTTGTACCTAAGAAACATGGTATAATTACATATAATCGAAATTCATACACAAAGAGACCAGCCAAAGTGTAGAGGTACACGATGGAACTACTGGGGCTCAGTCCCTAGGTGGCCTTAAAGAACCAGCCTAGGGTGCTCGACTAACTCAAATGATACAAACATTTTTAATCCCTTAGGAGGAAATTTCATATGCCTGGTATTTACGCTCCTGATGGAAGCATGAACGTTACTGTTGTCTCTGGCTCTGGTGGTGGAACCTCTGGTGGTTCTGTAACTAATCCCGGTGTTGGTGGTACACAGGCCCAGGCAGTTCAGGGTATTTCTGGTGGTGTTCCTGTAGCTACTACCTTTAACCAACGATTAGTTAAAGCTGAAGGTGGTGGCACTACTTCTGCCACTGTTAACACAGCTACCCAGGTTCTTGGTGCTGATCCTACTCGTACCAAGTTTGAATTCCAGAATACTGGTACTGCCACCATTACCCTGCGTATTAACCAGGGTTCTGACTCCTCTGTAGCTAACGCTGCCTCTACTACCAAACGTATGATTAGTGTCCCCGCTGGCCAGCTCTATGTGTCTGAGCCTGACGTTAAGGTTGACGGTCTAATCTCTGTTGTGTCAGCTACTGCATCGGTTCCGTATTTCTTCTTTGCGAGCTAACTAATGGCTTTTAAGTTTGGTACTCAAAAGTCCCTAGGTCTTGGAATTATTGGTGGTGGTGCGATCCTGAAGCCGCAGGACGTGTTCGCGATCCTGGCACAGCCGGCAAACGCGATGCAGGCGGCGATCAACTCCCTGCCGTTCTCGCCGGATATCTTCATCGGCAAAGACCGCGTGGCGGCCGGGGATTGGTCTTGGCGCGACAGCCTGACGGGCCTGAACAACACGCTGGCGAGCAACACCACGGCGGCGCAAGCAGCTTGGCCGGGCTACTCAGGGACGAACAACCGGATCGAATACGCCTTCAAGCAACAGGCGGGCGTCATCTGGCGCGTCACATGGACGGGTGACGGCACGAGCAACAGGCAAATCCCGCACGGCCTTGGTGTTGTGCCGGGGATGGTGATTGTAAAGCGGCGCAGTACCGGGTCATTCTGGTACGTATATCACGCATCAACAGGTTTTGGTAAAAGTCTGTACCTGAACAGAACGGATGCGGTTTCGACTTATAGTGGCGAGTGGCCGTCAGCCAATACTGCAACCGCAATAAGTATTGGCACCGATATAAACACTGCTGGCGAGACTTTCGTCGCCTACCTCTTCGCCCACGATCCGAGCGCAGACGGGATTGTGCAGTGCGGGAGCATGGCGGGGCCGACTGCAACAGTAACCCTCGGCTGGCCGCCGCAGTTCTTGCTATTCAAGAAGACAGACAGCGCGGAGCAGTGGTTCATTATTGATACCGCCCGAGGTTGGCGGTCTACAGGCTCTGATCCATCGTTGAGCCCGAACAACAGCGATGCTGAACTGTCGGCTGTGGAATTTGGCAATCCGACTGCAACAGGGTTCCAAGCGAACAATCTCGGTACAGGCTCCTACATCTACCTCGCCATCCGAGCCCCCTACTAGGTGTTTACACAGAAAGGGATAGTATATGCCTCTATCTGGAGGGGAGGCTATCCTCCCTGTGGAACAAATTAAGCAAGTAGTGGCCAGTATGCTTGGGACAGCCTCGGAAATTAAATCTGAGGCTATGACTGCACAAGCTGGCACTAAAGATATGATTACCCGTATTGACCATCAGCACCCCAGGCTTACAGCTACTGCTAAAGGTGAACTAGACTCCTCTGGACTAGCTACTGTTGTGTTTACCCAGGTGTTTGACACTGAACCGGCAGTATCTATTATCTCCATCGGGGCAAGAGGACAAGGTACAGCCATTCCAGACTTTGACTTTACCTTTAATCAGGACGCTAACGGTAAGTTTATTGGTGGTGTTGTGTATGGCCGTAGGGCTCGTAAGCTTCCTACACAACCTTTGGCCTCTAGCCCACTAGCGTTAACTACTCTACTTACTGGTGTAATTGGAGCCCTAAACACTCTGGCTAACGCTATTACGGGGTACGATACCACAGAGAATGCTGCTGGTAATAAATTTTCACTAATTGCAGTTAAATCGACTGCCTAAGGAGACTAAACCATGGAGAAGTTTAAGAACGGCTCTGGTAAGTTCCTTCTTCGTGGTCTCTTCTACGAACGTGTAGGTGCCGACAAAGAGGGAGTTATTTACACTCTAAAAGATGAGGATCACGAAGGTTTTCCTAGTCTCAAGAGGCTCTATCTTGAAGTTGGAGACCCTACAGAGTACAAATTTGCTAAAGCATACCTTTATAGCATTGAGCACTGGGATGATTTGTGCCAGTGTGATTGGTTCATTCCAATTGTTAAGGAATGGCGTAGAGAGCTATTTCTAAAAATTCAATCAGAAGCTTTAGCTAACATCATCACTGAATCTCGTAAAGAGTCTCAGTCTAAATTAAACGCTAATAAGTACCTTCTAGAGCGTTCCTGGGAGCCTAAGAAGCCTGCTGGCAATGCCGTGGGCCGTCCCTCTAAGAAAGCCATTCAGGAGGCTGCTGAGGACATTGTGGCAGACAACGAGCGTGTACTAGCCGACCTTGACCGTCTTAATCTAGGAAGCATTCAATAATGGCAACACCTCCCTTTCTACAGAATCTTAGTAGCCTTCAAAATGAATCGTCTGCTATTCAGAACCTTAATCAGAACTTTAAGAATCTATCAGAGTACGTAACTAACCTTTTGTCTACTACGGCTCCTAGTAACGCTACTATGAACGTACCTCTGGACATGAATAACCAGAGGCTTCTCAATCTTCCAGCACCTCTCCTTGCTACTGACCCTATCCGCTTACAAGATAGATTTCTTCTAAAGGGAGATAAAGGCGATAAGGGAGACAAGGGTGATACTGGAGCCCAAGGACTTAAGGGAGACACTGGCGCAGCAGGTGCTAAAGGAGACAAGGGAGATACTGGACCTATCGGACCAGCCGGACCTGGAAGCTCTGGACCAACTTCTGTAACTTCTACACAGATTTCGGACAGCTCTGCTGACGGTAGAGGTATTCTTACACAGACAGCAGCCCAGACTAAGACTCGCCTTGGCCTGTCCTTTGGTCAAACTGCTGGCACTTACGTAGAAGGCAATGATCCCCGTTTCTCTGCTATTACTGGAAGTGGTGGTCTTGACCCTCGCTCGTACGGGGCTGTAGGAGACGGTACTACTAATGATGCCCCTGCTTGGCAGGCTTGTGTTAATGCTGCGTCTGCTCAAAAGAAGCCCGTAGTCCCTTCCGCAGGTGATTACTACTTTGCGTCGACTGTCAATCTTCCTGCGTTGACCACTATTGCTAAATTTGGAAACGGACAAGACCGTCTGGTTAAAATTCGTACCAATGCTGCAATCGACATGTTTACCATGGCGGGTAACGGCGGAACTATTGCTGGACTGTCGTTCTTCCACTACGGTATTTCTGGCAGGTGTATCAAGCAAGGTAAATGGGCCGCGTGGTACATCTACGATAACTACTTCCTTGCAGACAATGATGGTTCAGTTCCTTCTGACATCATTCATAGCAATGGACCTCTTAGCCACTACCACCACAACGCATTCGACAACTTCCGTCGGAATAACGACAGCTTTGCTATCGCCCTCGACCGGCCAAAAGATGAGACTATCCACTGTATCGAGAATCATATCGAACAGAACTACTGTGGTGGCCTTGGGCCATTCCTGTACATTGGCTGCCGAGGAGCTAGAACTAACTACGACGGCACACAGAACAAGCCCGAGGGCGTACACGTAAACTTCAACTCAGTCCAGACATTTAACTTTAGTGTTGTAGTTGAGTGCTGCCTACTGCTCCGTCTTACTGGTAACTCGTTCTGTATCTCTAACGGCACTACATTCCTTATTCGTCCTACTGGCCCTGGTATCCTGGACGTCCGTAGTACATCGAATTGGTACGATAGCACTGGTCAGATCACGACTGGTCCGGTTATCCAACAGGACAGCACCCTTGCAAATGGCCCGAATGCCGTTATCAAGTTTGCTCGATTCCAAGACTACATCTTTGGTGGTAAGTACGGAGCTACTTTCGACGGACTCGCAGATAACGTAGACTTTACAGGGTCTGTGTTCATCCAGATGTCAGACACTGGTGTTATTTTCAACCAGTCTAAGAACGTTACTATTGGGGCAACCTTTGAAGGGTGCGCTAGGTCGTTTGTCTGTATTGATGGGGCTTCAGGAGGTCCTTTCTTTATTGGTAGATGTGTAATGCCAGGAAGTGGAGCACCTGAGTTCTCTATTTCTGACAAATCTAAACTTATTGCTTCCTACGAAACTACGCCACACAAGTTAGCTAGAAAGTTCCCGTTTGTCACAGGTACTTCTAACTTTACTACGGCTGCTAGTGGTGGTTCTAACGTTAATGGGTTTGTTCTTCTACCGCATGGACTTTCGTCAACTCCTAACATTAACAAATGTCACGTTACTGTTCAGGGGCCTCCAGGCAATCAGGGGGGTGCTAGTTTCCAAGGTGCCACAGCGTTTATAGCTGCGGTAGACTCTACTAACATTACCCTAGGCGTCTACGTCCTTGGCCTAGCTGTTCAGGGTAACTTGATTTATAACATGGATGTTTCTGTATAGAAGAGTCTATAATGCCTATGATTGACTCCATTAAAAACATTGCAGCCACTATTGGAGTTATCATTCCTCTAGGTGGAATTTACACAGCAGCGGGGCTACCTGTTCCCGCTACTATTACTCAGGTGGACTCTCGCATTAATCCTCTTAGGGAGGGGCTGGTAAACCTACAGCTTGTAGTGCTCCAACAGCAGCGAGAGTCCCTTACTGCCCGTAGGAACTTCCTTCGGCAGGATAAGTTTCAAATTCAGACAGCTAACACAGCAGTTAATGAGTTGCAGAAAAGACTCAATGAGTCTCGGCTCTCACAGATTGAAGATAGCATTAGGGAGATTGAAGCTAAAGACGTTGTAATTCAAAAGAAGATTGAGGAGCTAACAAGCAGACCATGGCTAGGACCTCCCCCCAAGTCGGATCAACCCCAACCGGCAAAGAACTCATAAAAGAACGTGCTGAACAGTCACTAGAGTTCTTTATTAAGCTGGTGCACCCATCCCGTGTGTTAGGCTCTATTCACGTAGAGCTTATCCACTGGTGGAACAGAGAAGACGCAAAGTCACACCAGCTAGTGCTACTGCCGCGAGACCACGCTAAGTCAGCAATGGTTGCCTATCGTGTGGCATGGGAAATAACCAAAAACCCAGCTATTCGTGTTCTCTACATCTCGTCCACAGCTAACCTTGCTATGAAGCAACTTTCCTTTATTAAGGATATCCTAGCTTCAGACATCTACAGGTTCTACTGGCCTGAGATGATTAACGCAGATGAAGGTAAGCGTAAAAAGTGGACAGAGAATGAAATTGCAGTAGACCACCCTAAACGTGCTGCTGAAGCTATTCGCGATCCCACCGTCTTTACCGCTGGCCTAACCACTGGCATCACCGGTATGCACTGTGACATCGCTGTAATGGATGACGTGGTTGTTAAGGAAAACGCTTACACAGAAGATGGACGGGATAAGGTCCGCTCTCAGTATTCGCTCCTGTCATCAATTGAGGGAGCTGACGCAAGGGAATGGATTGTAGGTACCCGGTACCACCCAAAAGACCTTTACAACGATCTACTTTCTATGGAGGTGGACCAGTTTGACAAGGACGGCGACGTTACCCATACAGACCCCCTGTACGAGAAGTTTGAACGACAAGTAGAGAACAGAGGTGATGGAACCGGAGAGTTCCTTTGGCCCAAACAGCAACGATCTGACGGTAAGTGGTTTGGCTTCGACGCCAAGGTGCTTGCTAAGAAGCGTGCACAATACTTGGACAAGGTTCAGTTTCGAGCACAGTACTACAATGACCCTAACGACCCTGATGGTGTTGGTATTGGTAGAGACCTATTCCAATACTACGACAAGGGTTTCCTACGTAGACACGAAGGTAAATGGTTCTTCAAGGGTAACAGACTTAATGTCTTTGCTGCTGTAGACTTTGCGTACACTCTGACTAAGAAAGCAGACTACACCTCAATTGTAGTTGTTGGTGTAGACGCATTTCAGAACTACTACGTACTCGACATTGACAGATTTAAGTCTGACCGTATTAACGAATACTTCCAACATATCCTTACTCTTTACCAAAAGTGGGACTTTAGGAAGCTTAGGGCTGAGTGTACTGCTGCACAGTCAGTCATCGTTACTGACCTTAAGATGAACTACATCAGAGTTCATGGGTTGGCTTTGTCGGTTGAGGAATTCAAGCCCAATCGTAATATGGGCACTAAGCAAGAACGTATGCAGGCAATCCTCCAGAACAGGTATCAGAACATGCAAATGTGGCACTACCTTGGTGGCCATTGCCAAACACTAGAAGAGGAACTGACCCTCAGTAATCCTCCTCACGACGACGTTATGGACGCTCTAGCAAACTGTGTAGACAGTTGTGTTGCTCCATCTAACATTAGGCAGTTTTCTTCTGCCAACGTCAGCTTTGGAAACACACAGAGTAACACAAGATTTGGAGGCGTCTCTTGACTGGCACTGTAATTGAATTTGAGGACGTGATCCTCGAAGACCGTCTCGGTACAGAGATTGCTAACCGTCACCTGGAGTGGAATATGCTCCGACAGAATAAGGTGACAGCCTGGAAGGAGGTGAGGGAATACGTCTATGCCACTGACACCACCCAGACTACCAACTCCAAGCTACCCTGGACTAACAAAACTACCATTCCAAAACTCTGTCAAATACGCGACAACCTTTATGCCAACTATATGGCCTCTCTCTTCCCAAAGAGAAAGTGGTTGTCCTGGGAAGGAAATACCAAGTCAGACGATGAGAAAAATAAGCGAGAAGCTATCATCGCTTACATGGACCACGTAATCTCCCAGCCTCAGTTCAAAGACGTTGTAGGGACACTAATCCAGGATTATATCGACTATGGAAACTGCTTTGTCAGTGCCGAGTGGGTTGATAATACCGTGGAGGTTGAGGGCAAGACTCAGGTTGGTTATGTCGGCCCTATTCCGCGTCGGCACTCCCCTCTTGACATTGTTTTTAACCCTCTTGCCCCTTCCTTCTACCAGTCTCCGAAAATTATTCGTTCTCTCATCTCTATGGGTGAGTGTAAGGAGATTCTCGAAAGGGTGTCCACCCCTGAGACAGAAGACGCCTACCACGAACTCTGGGAGTACATGAAGTCTTATCGTAACTCTCAGTACGAAACTGGAACTACACACTACAACCAAGATCGTTACCTAAATATGGATGGATTCACTTCCTTCCAGGCTTACTTGGAGTCAGGTACTGTCGAACTCCTAACTTTCGTTGGTGATATGTATGATGAAGAAGAAGATATTTTCTACAAAAATCATGTCATCGTTGTGGCCGACCGACATAAGGTACTTTACAAAGCCCCCAACGAATCCTACTTCGGACAGCCCCCTTACTTCCACACTGGCTGGCGCCCTCGACAGGATAATCTGTGGGCTATGGGTCCTCTTGATAATCTGGTTGGTCTTCAGTACCGCCTGGACCATATTGAGAACCTAAAGGCTGACGTGTTCGATCTACTCACCTTCCCACCCCTTAAGATTAAGGGTCAGGTTGAGGACTTCAACTGGGGTCCGTTTGAGAAGATTTATGTTGGTGACGATGGTGATGTGTCAGTAGTGGCACCTCCTTTTCAAATCCTAGACGCTAACTCTGAGATTTCTTACATCACTTCCATGATGGAGGAAATGGCTGGTTCACCTAAGGAAGCTATGGGTTTCCGTACTCCTGGCGAGAAGACAGCCTACGAAGTACAGCGTCTTGAGAATGCCGCTTCCCGTATCTTCCAGTCTAAGATTACACAGTTCGAGGAACAAATCCTTGAACCTCTACTCAACGCACTACTGGAACTTGCCCGTCGTAAGATGACTAGCTCTCAGTTCCGTGTGTTTGATGATGAGCTTAAGTCCAGTTCTTTTATGTCTATCAGTCCAGATGACATTGCTGGTAATGGAACCCTGCGGCCCATGGCTGCTAGGCACTTTGCTGAGAAGGCAGAGCGTATCCAGAATCTCAATAGCTTCTTCCAGTCCCCATTGGGTCAGGATCAGGCTGTGTCTGTCCACTTTAGTTCCATTAAGGTTGCTAAGATGGTGGAGGACCTTCTGGAGATTTCTGAGTACGAACTGGTGACACCATACATCAGGCTTGCAGAACAGGCAGATGCTCAGAGACTTGCACAGGCTGCTGAAGAGCAGGTAATGCGAGAGACGCAAACAGCTACAGGACTTGGAGTAGACTATGACCAACCAACCACGCCAACCCCGGCTGGACCTCCGATGGGTGTCCCACCTGAAGGAGCCGGAGGAGCGCCAGCAGGCGGAGGGGGCAATCCGAGCCTCCCGAGTAGCCCTATCGCGCCTCCTAACGCTGCTCCAGGAGGACTTGGCTAGTCTAGAGAAGCCAAGCATCAAGGACTACGATTCGCCTTCCTGGAGTCACCTACAGGCACACAGGAATGGCCGAATTGAACAGATTAACTCGCTAATGACCCTGTTAGCGCCATTTAGATAGGAATAGAGATTGACCCTCTTTAACCAAGACTCTCAGGTCCAGACCCAGGACACTGTTGATGAACAAACTGATTACCTCGCCCAGCTTGTGGGTGACGATAAGAAGTTTAAAGACATCCCTAGCCTTGCCCGTGGTAAGGCAGAAGCTGATGCTTTCATTGCTCGACTACAGCGTGAGCAGCAGGAGCTTAGGGAGGAACTAGCCCGGCGAGATCGAATGGGAGAACTAATCGACCGATTGGAAAACCAGAATAAGCCTAATCAGGAACAGCGCCAGCAGGACACCCCTAATGGCACCGACACTGATCGGCAACTTGATCCAGCTAAACTGAACGAGATTGTAGAAGACCTTATCACCCAGCGTGAGAAGAGAAACTCTGCGTCACAGAACATCACTGCTGTAAAGAAGACTTTGGCTGAGAAGCTTGGTCCCCAGTACAGCGAAAAGCTCAAGCAGAAGGCTTCAGAGCTTGGTGTGTCCACTGATTGGATGAACTCTGTTGCAGAACAGTCTCCTACGGCTTTCTATAATCTTATTGGACTTAACCAGTCTGCACCCCAGCGTCAGGATGTATTTACTCCCCCGCAGGGACAGGGACGGTCCAGCTTTGAACCCTCCAATGTGGAACGGAACAACACCTTCTATGAGAACATCAAGAAGGCTGATCCTAAGAAATATTGGTCCCCAGCTACCCAGAATCAGTTGCACAAAGATGCAATCCGACTGGGTGAAAAATTCTTCAGTTAATTTGGAAGGTAAATAAATATGTCTGGTTTTATGGTTGCTAATAACGAGCACCTGATTCGTTCTACCCTTTGGTCTTCGCAGATCAAGGAAGTCCTCCTCGATGAACTCTTCGGTATGAAGTACATCGACATGATTACGGACTTCCCGGATGGCGACACCATCAACATCCCGTCTATCGGTCAGGCAGAAGTCCTGGACTACGATGAGGGGCAGGCCATTCGCTACACTGCGATGGACACCGGTAACTTCACCTTCAGCATCGACCAGTACAAGTCCAGCGCCACGTTCATCACCAACAAGATGAAGCAGGACTCGTTCTACATGAGCCGCCTTGTGTCGGGCTTCGTCCCCAAGCAGGCTCGTGCGATTGCTAAGGCCATGGAAGTTCTGGTGATGGGTCTCGGCCCGAAGTCCCAGGTTGCTGGTTCTACCAACAGCATCAACGGTGCAGCCCACCGTATCGTAGGTACTGGTGTCAACGGCCAGCTCAGCCCTGCTGACTTTGCCCGCGCTCGCTACGCCCTTCAGAAGGCTAACGTGCCTATGACCAACCTCGTTGCCATCGTTGACCCCTCGGTTGAGTACACGATGAATACGCAGACCAACCTTATCAACATCTCGAACAACAAGGCTTGGGAAGGCATTGTTTCTACGGGTATCTCGACTGGCCTGAAGTTCCTTGTGAACATCTACGGCTTCGATGTGTACGTGTCCCAGAACCTTCCGAACACTGGTGTTGAGACTATTGGTGGTGCTTCGGTCAACTCCTCGGCAGTTGGTAACGTCTTCTTCTCTGCGGCCCCGGATGTCCTCCCCTACGTGGGTAACGTCCGTCAGGCTCCGAAGGTTGACTCTGAGTACAACAAGGACCTCCAGCGTGAAGAGTACGTGACGACTGCTCGTTACGGCTTCAAGCTCTTCCGTCCTGAGAACATGGTCGTTGCTCTGTCGAATACCGATCAGGTCGCCTAAGTTTATATAGAGAAAAGGAATTAACAAATGCCTATTTGGAATAACCAGGACGGTCTACTCATTAAGACTGGTCGAGATGAGGCTGTCTCCGGCACCTCTGGCCAGTACGGTGAAACCTTTAGTGGTAACCACGTAATCGAAGCTAACGTCACTCTTGCTAACTACGCTGCTGGTCAGGTAGTCATCCTTGAGGACAATATTCGCTTCCCTCGTGGTTTCCGTATTGAGCGTGTAGAGTCCTACGTTGAGACTGCTGCTGCTGGTGGCACCTCGATTGACTTTGGTCTGATTGCCTCAGATCGTGTCACTGCCATTGACCCCGCAGGGTTTATTGCAGCCAGCCCCACGGCTAACCTTACTCCGGCTGGTAAGCGTACCAACTACGACCAAGGTGGCACTAACTCTGGTGCTCTCGTAGGTACTCTTACGACCCCTGCCCAGACTGGAGCCTATCTTACGTTCAGGGCTAATGGAACCTTTACCGCAGGTGTTATCAAGCTGCGTATTATCTTCCATAAGCCGTAAGAACTAAATCCAACAGGGGGCGTCCATCCACGGGCGTCCCCTTTTTTCGGTTTAACAGGAGAAATTTATATGGCTCTTCACAGAGACCTCACTGGAGCAGACCTACATGAGCCTAAAGGTATTTCTACCGCTGGAGATGGTCAGTCTTACGTAGCGAATGGTTCTGGATCGGGTACTTGGCGTAAACTTCTAAAGACTGACATCGACACCAGCAATATCAAAGCTCTTACCGAGTTTGGTGAACGACTTTCAGTTCAGAACATCAATGAAGCTAAGATTAACTACTACGTTATTGGAAGGGCTGGTCTCCTATTTGAAGTACGCTCTATTGTCAGTGGCCTAGTAAATACTGACACCACAATCACTATTCGTAAAAATTCTACTAGCTCCTTCTCTTCATTTGTAGTCCCGGCGAGCATAGCTCCTGGCACTACTTTCTCTGGTCAGCCAGTACCACCGGTAAGTTTTGCACTAGGGGATATTCTCACTATTGAGACTAATGGATCGGGATCAGGTCTAGCTCCACTCAATTTTCATTTTCTTTACGCCTACTAAGGATTTATAATATGCCTACTTCCCCCGCAGGACGCGCCTTTATCACCAAGGAAGAGGGCCGTAAACTTACCGCGTACCAAGACTCTGTTGGTGTCTGGACTATTGGTGTTGGACACACATCTAATGCTGGTCTTCCACGAGTATACCCTGGTATGAAGATTACAGCTAAAGAAGCTGATGAAATTCTGTCTAAAGACCTTGAGACTTTTGAGGACGCTGTAGAACGTAACGTAAAGGTTCCTCTTACACAGAATCAATATGATGCTCTTGTGTCTTTGTGTTTTAATATCGGTGCTACTGGTTTTTCTAACTCTACTGTAGTTAAGAAGCTTAAGTCTCTAGACTATCAAGGCGCCGCTGATGCCTTCGAGAATTGGTCCAGGGCTGGTAAGAACGCCAAGCTACTTCTTCCTCGTCGTAAGAGGGAAAAGGCATTATTCCTAAAGGGAGGCCCTAAGGTAGACCCTGTAACCAAGGCTGCTGTGGTTACTAAGGAGGCTGCTAAGTCAACCCCTATCGCTACCTCTACTGCCATCGGTACTGCCATTGCTGGCTCTGGTACACTACTTAGTCAAGTAACGAGCTGGGAAGCTGTGGGAGCCCTTGGTGTTCTAGTGGTGGCTGCTTGTATCGGGTACATCATCTGGAAACGTTACAATGATTAGTGCATTTCTAGGGGTGCTGAAGTTCCTTGGGATTGACATTCTTCCCAAGGTTCTTGAGTTCTACAACAAGAAGGCGGATACCCTAGTAGCTAATAACAACACCACGGCGGCTGTAGCTACAACTATGATTCAAGCTGACATGGCTGTGACACAGGCTAAGAAAGAGTCACTAGACCATAAAGACTGGATCACCACTACTATGATTGCACTCCTTGGTCTTCCAGTAGCTCTCCATTGGTCTGCCATTGCGCTGGACAGTACCTTTAGGTTTGGCTGGGGCGTACCTGCAATGCCCGGTGTGTACGGTGACACAGAGATTGAAATTGTAAGGTCGTTCTTCTACGTTGGTGTTGCAGCAGCTACAGTGACTAAAGTCGCATCTATTATCAAGAGGTAAGAACATGAAGGTAACTCTCCTAAAGATTGTACAAGACATTCTGAGTGCAATGGACTCTGATGAAGTTAACTCCATTGGAGATACTGTGGAGAGCCGACAGGTTGCCACTGTAGTAGAGACAGTCTACAACAACATTGTAGCACGAACAGAGTTTCCAGAGCAACACGAATTAGTGGAACTTAAGGCTTCTGGGGACCCAGCTAAACCAAATTTGATGTATGTGCCGAATTCACTTGACAACGTTGAGTGGGTGAAGTATAATAGTCTTACTACAGATAAAGGCTTTAGTGATCTTAAGTTCCTACCCACTACTGAGTTCCTTGAAAGAATGTACAGTCTAGGAAGAACTTACAGAGATGATCCAGAAGTTCAATCCTATAGTTACATGAAAGATGATAACTCTATTGAAATCTACTATAAGAATAATGTAGACCCCTCATACTTTACCTTTATTCATGGTGTTGGTGTTCTATTTGATGCAGTAGATACCACTGTAGCAGACACCCTTATGAAGACTAGGGCTTTGGCGTACGGCAGACGTTCATTTAGTTTTGATCTAAGTGATGATTTTGTACCGCCTTTAGATAGTCTTCATTTCAATATTCTTTACCAAGAAGCTAAAGCTCTTGCCTTTGCAGAACTAAAACAGACTTCTCACGCTATTGCTGAACGTAATGCTAAGGATAGTCGTATCCATGCACAAAGGCGTAAGGACAGTGGATTAGAGACCACCTTTTACCACAACCTCCCTAGATACGGAAGACGATAAATGTTGCACGATATTGAGCCTACCAAAGATATTCCTAACCGGCGTGTTGTAGATAACACTCCATTTATCCTCACTCGTAAAGACCCCTATGGGTTCTGGTTTGTGTCAGTGGAAAAGGGAAACATCCCTGTATTTCTTACTGGTTCATACACAACCTATGAAGAGGCTAAGAAGAATGTATTGATTTACCTTGAGCGACAAGGTAAGGCACCACTCAAGGGAGTTTAAGAATGGCACGTAGCCTTGGTACAGCAGTTGAGAATAACTTCACTGGAGGTCTAGTTACTGAGGCTACCTCTCTTAACTTTCCCGAGAATGCAGTAACTGCTACTGACAATTGTGTGTTTGATAAGACTGGTTCTGTGTACCGTAGACCGGGAATTAACTACGAAGATTCTAACGAGTTCATTCCCATTAGTCGGTCAGACTCTGTAGTCACGTCTTACCTCTGGCGTAATACTGGAGGTAATGGAGATGTAACCCTTACTGTTCTACAGAATGGTAGTTCTCTACATTTCTTTAGAAATTCTAATGGCCCTACATCTGCCAATAAGTTGTACTTTGTGCAAGACCTTTATGCGTACTACGCAGGAGGTTCTTTTAGGCCAGAGTCTAACGAATGCCAATTCTCTGTAGGTAACGGGTTTCTGATTGTAACTAACCCTGCGTGTAACCCCTTTTATATCTCTTACAACTTTGAGAATGGAGAGTTTGGTTCCTTTCTTATCAGCGTAGGGATAAGAGACTTTGCAGGGATAGAAGACCCTGGTGTGAGTGTTACAGATAGGCCCTTAGACCTTAGTCTAACTAGATTTTACAATCTTGTCAATCAAGGTTGGTCTAAGAGTAGAATGGATGAATTTAGGGTCAGAGTTGGTGGATGGCCCTCGTATGCTGACGTGTGGTGGCTTCTTAAAGACGCTAACGGCAACTTTAAGCCTGGGCCTATTGAGACTCAGGTAGCAGTAAAAGACAAACTAGAGACAGTCTATGGAGACCTGAGAGCTAACTCAGTATTTAGAGGTAACACTCCTGCCCCTAAAGGCCACCATATCCTTAGTCCTTTTAATCTAGATCGCTCTAGTGCCTCTAGCATTCCCAATATCCCCCTTGGCAGGGTTACACAGAACAGGCCAAGCACGAGTAGTTTCTACGCTGGTAGAGCTTTCTACGCTGGTATTTCTGGGCCTAGCTACACTGATAAAATCTACTTCTCTCAGGTAATTGAAACTCCTGCTGAATTTGGCAAGTGCTATCAGACTAACGACCCTACCTCCGAGTCTCTATTTAATCTATTGGCTACAGATGGTGGTGTTATTAGTATTCCTGACGCTGGCCAGATCATCAAGATGTTTCCTGTAGCTACTAGCCTTCTAGTCTTTGCTAGTAATGGTCTGTGGGCTATCTCAGGCTCTACAGGTATCGGCTTCTC